CATGCCTGTACCGATTAAAGCAAAGGACACGATGAAGGTGATCGGTTGACCACGAAAGTACACATTCATGAACAGCCCAAGGTACGCACCGAATGCGTAGAACGGGACAGACAGTGGGATGAGTACTCGGTTACGAAACTTTTCGTAGTTACTGATCTTCATCTGCGTACTCCCCGTCGAGCAGGGCATCCACGAATGCTTCCAAGTGCAGTGACTCAATGGCAGACAGAGAACGCACAGTGCGCTCTCCACGCCATGTGACGCCTTCTGGAAGATCTATTGGTGCAGAGTCTTCTTCATTGAGCACATTCTCAATTGCCTCTACAGCAACAGCGACCATGTACTGGGGCACTGGTGGATAGCAGTTAGATGAGAAGTGGATGCTGAGTGCTTCACTCAGGTCTCCTGCTTGCGTGAATGTGTCGTATGCGGTTAAGTAACCCATGTGTTAGTCCTCCTCAGGATTGTGGGGTTGAATGGTGAATGTATAAAGGTTGTAGTCACCTACGGTGTCGAAGTAACCATCTGGGTCGTCTTGCGTGTAAGCAATGCACTCAGAGATAGTTCCAATGAACGCTGGTGACTCTGCATCTGGCAGACATCCAACGGATGCCCACCAGACTTCGAATCCCTCTTGTCTATTTAGGTACGGGCTTGGGTCGGTCATGCTCATTAGATGACCACCGTGTCCTGTGGGAGTAGACCACGCTCGATTGCAAGTTCAACGAAGAACTGCAACTCGCTGACAAGGTCAGTGCGGTCGTAGCCAGTGAGACTGCAATCAAGGGTGAACTTGAATCGTTCCAAGATGTTTGGTGTTTCACACACAGTGCACACGCCAGTATCAGGATCGATGTTATGCCATGTCGTGAGACATTCTCGGCAGAACAGGGTGAGGTTATCTGTTGTCATTGTTTCTCTCCTTAGAGATACTCAGCATCATTGAGGCTGAGGTAGGTGATGTCTTCTTCTTCAGGGTCTGTGTCAAACAGTCCCCACTCTGTGGTTGCACTGTCGTCTACTTCTAGTTCGACAGATAAGTAACCCTTGCCCTTGCCGTAGTCATCAAGGATGACTCCGCCGTAGACGATCTCGAACGCTTCATCTTCATCGATTGCCTCGACTTCGATTTCATGCGTCCACTGGATGTTGAATTTGAATATGCTCATCGCTGAGACCTTTCTATTTCTTTGGTTGCTGTTGCTATTACTTCTTGTGTCGTGTCAACACACACAGATTCATTCCAGCCGAACTTGAGCGTTGCCTCAAATTCGCTGTCAGCCTCTACTTCATGTATGTGACGGGTGATTATTTCGTATGTCATTGTGTACAACGGCATGTCAGTACTCCTCTGTTGGTGGGACTGGTTTTGTTATTAGAAGGCGGATGTTAAGTGGCTCCACCCATTCAAGGTCGATGGATTGTAGGACTGCTACAGTACCGTTAGTAAGCAGATAGGTCTCTGCACCTGTGATGTCATCGCTACGGAGATACACCGCCCCGTCTAGTTGTTCATATCTGTAAGACATATTGTTCTCTGCATCAGGGATATTTTCACCCTCTTTGTAGTCACGAATAATGATTGTCATTTCTGTTCTCCTTTTTCAAGTAGTTCAATTAACTCACCGAGTGATTCATTGAGTGTTTCGATTATGTGACACAGTTCGGATACATGCCAGTCAGTGTGCAACGAATCTTTATCGATTGACGCCACAAACTTATGTAGTTGTATGTGTTGCTCCAGCATTACTGAACCTCCTCTAGGTCGAAGACCCATTCGATTTCATTTGAGTGTGAGAGGAACTCGCACGCAAGGATGTATGAGTAGTGCTCTGGGTCGTTGAGCCATGTGTCAAGATCGCTCTTGGTCATGTAGTACTCGCTGGTGGCATCGGTGAGTGACACATAGATGTGTGACACCTCACCAGAGCCTCCCCAAATGACATCAGCCTTGAAACCAAGGCAGGTAAGTGTTGGTTGTTTCATTGGTATCTCCTTTACGAGAGTGCTTGTTGTAGTTGGTCTAGTTCCTCAGCGAGCCAGAACTTGAAGTCATCAGCGTTGTCAGCGCCGACCTGCACAGTTATGGATGATGAGAAGAGGTTTGATGTTGGGTCGATGCTCACAGAGAAAGAATAAGGGATCACTGGTGGATACTCCAAATTGTTTTCGAGCCAGTCATTGAACACTGCCTTGCGGTCAGCGACTGGGTCACCCCAGCCACCAGTAGTCCAACCATCGAGCACAGTGACTGAACCAACCACTGATGTGTTGTGGAATCCACGCCATGCATCAGTTGAGGTGTACTTGCGCTCGACTTCGATGGAAGCATCGTCACCGTATTCGTTGACACGGAAGAGGTCACCGATGTTGTATCGCTTTACCTCCCCACGATCAAACACGATCAAGGTGGACGAATACTCAAGGTCGTTTTGATAGCACGCTTCGCAGTAGTAGTCCCCCTTTATCTCTGAGAACACTCCACACTCTTGTGTGTCGAACTCCTCTTTGCATTCTGGGCAGTTGGTTATTGTGTCGTCCATGGTTATCTCCTTACCATCTCTGAATTAGTTTGGTGAATGACTGAAGTACTTGACGCTGTAGCGCCTCTACCACATGATCGTTGTTGCTGGTCAGCAGGTGAGACACGGTGTATCCGTATGCCTCAGTGACAGTGATGACATGATGATCTGATGTGTCAAATATGTAATGACGACCATCGTAAGTTGTCTTGTGTGCGAACTCCAGTGCGTACCGTGAACAGTAACGAACACCTTCCCAGATGATTGCGTTCAGTGCCTTCTCAGAGTCGCTCCACCCTGATATTTGCTTGTCATCATTCGCCACAACTTCTTCAAGTCGTGCAATTGTCCTGAGGTCAATAGATGACGGCTCGAAGTTTGCCAGCAATGCTTCACGCTTTGCTAGACGCTCTTGCTGTTTGGCAAGTGACTCCAGCCCGTATGCAAGCGTCTGCTCATCGAGGTTGAACGCAGTACCAGTGTGATACGCAGTGACCAACCTGTGCCAGAACGCCCAACCTAGTGGGTCTTCCCACCTGTCAGGCTTCACAGTAGATGAACTACCGCTCACAGTGAGTTCGAGTCCGTCGTTCTCTTGCACTCCCAGTTCCTTGTAAGTGATTGAGATGGCTTCATCTTTGACGACATCGATGACAATACGAGTCACCAAGTACTGCTGTGGGACAGAGCCATTGAGTTCAACCAGTTTCTTCAGCACCTCGATGTGTGCATCTTCGATGACCAAGTCAAGTTCAGTGGTGTAGGTGGCTACTTCTCTGCCGTATTCATTGACTGAAGTCTCGGTGTACTCGGCGTGATCCCAGTCCTTGAGGTTTCGTAGTTGCTTGGCAATCTTGCCTTCACGGGATCGACCGTCGAAGGGATGGTTTACATGTTGTTTGTTGGGTGTTACTTGTGTAGTCATTGCTGGCTCCTTGTTGGTTGTTTTTTGATAATGCCATCACAGAAGATGGAGTCGAGGTTTAATTCAATGCTTGAGAGGTCGTAGCCACGACCATTCAACCACTTGTACGCCCATTTGAACGCATCGTCGAGGGAGTAGAAAGCGTCAATGCCTGCACGGTGGACGAAGAAGTTTCCATCTTCATCTGAGTCCTCCCACTGATTGTTTGGGATAGTTATTTCAACATGCCATTCCCACTCGCTCATTGGCTCATCAATGAGGTCAAGTGGGTAGATGCGAACCTTCACAGCGTTGTTGATGCGCTGTTCCAGTGCGTGTTGGCGTTGCTGGATGTTGTGCAAGTGATCGTAGGTCTTACTCATTGCTGACTCCTTGGTTTGATTTGTTTGTCGATGATGTTGGTATGGGTGGTTGTGTCGAGACCGTCTTCTGTGTACCGATAGGCACTGACGAGCAAGCGCTCGCCATCTGACCAAAGGTTCACATCGATGTATTCATTGAATGCATGCCACCAGTCGGTCTCAGTGTCCTCTGGTGCCGTGCATAACTCTGATTCGTAGAGGCTTGCTAGTGCCTCACAGAAATTCTCTAATTGTTTGGTCTTCATGATTCCTCGTCGTCTTCGTCGTCGCTGTCTTCGTATGTGTCGACCTGTACTTCGACATGGTCAGTCCATGGCTCGCTGGTCACGAAGTAACCAATGCGATTCACGAACGCCATGCCAGTGATGATGAATGATCCCCCATCACCGTCTACCCATGTCCACACATTGTTGTCTGGCTGTTGGCGGACGAAGTCTTCTTCGGCACCGTAGGTCTCGAACATAAGTCCCTCACCCTTGTCATTCGTCCAACTTGCGCCAGAGTCGATGTGGTTAGCGATGGGCTTGTACTTCTCTTCCCACTGGGTTATCTCGTCGATTTTTATATCGCTCATTGTTACTTACCTTCCTTGAAGTTGGTGAACCATTGTTCACCGTTGATTTCTTTGAGTAGTTCACTGAAGTTGAAGAGGTGCACACCTCGTGCATCTTCGATTGACTCGACGACATCTTCTCGTGGGTCGTATTCGTAACGCTCCCAGATCACTGGGTCATTGGAGCCAGCCTCTACAAGATCAAGAATGTCGGCAGGTGCTTTCCCTTCATCGATGAGTTCTTCAACATTGCACAGGTGGTGTTCGAGTGAGCACTTCAATGCGTAGTCCTGCAAGAACTGGTAGTTGCGTGGCTGAATGTCGGTGGCAGTGAGTGACCAGTCATCGTCGAGGTCTGCATTGATGTCATTGAGCACGCTCTTGATAGCGATAGCAATGAAGTCATGTGCAGGCACATCATCTGGATGGTCGATGGTGAGTAGTAGTTGGGTTTTCATGTGACCTCCTAAGGTCGTGGTGGTTGCTTTGGGCGATGCCCTTACAAGGCTCAGGACGACTCCTAAGCCCTCTAAGGACACCACTGGCACCTGTGTGCCAGTGATGCCATTGTCTATTCGTAGACGAGTGTGTAGCCCTCTTCGAGGTCGATGTACCACTCTTCTCCGAGGTGGAACTTGTCCTTGTCCTCAGCGATTGCTACGCCCAGTGCCTCTTGCTGTTCAGCGTTGAAGTAGAAGAAGATTCGATCGTCGGGCACGCCGTAGATGTCTTCCTCTGCTGGCTCGCCTTCATGGTTGAGTAATTCCTCCGAGAACGAGATGTATGCATCTTCGTAACCGTCTGGACTGTCGTGGTATGTCACGGCACAGTCGATACCGATAGGTGCTTTGTCTGTGCTCATTTCTTACCCAGCACTTCAAGTGTGACGATGCCTGCAATGACTTGGTTCAACAGTTGCTCAAGAGCCTGTCGGACTGTGTCACCATCAGCAAGGAACAATTGAAAGCAAGTGCGTGCTCCCTCATCATCATGGACTGTGATGTCGAAACCACTACCTGACTCTTGAGTAGAAGAAACTCTTATTTTGATGGACTCTGCTTTTACAGAGTGTGTACTTATTCGTGTGGACATTGGTTGCCTCCTTAGGCATTGGTTGGGTGCTTGTGGACTTGCGTCCCAAAGACACTGTGGCACGGGGGGGTGTCACAGTGCCCTTGGCACGCCACGAGGTTGCCCTCGTGACGCCCATGAGCACCACCTCAGATTGTTTGTTAACCGACCCAGTCGGACAAGAGCGATGACAACAGTGAGTCGTTGTCAGCGTTCAAGTCTTCAGCGAATCCGTCGAGCACTGAACTCAGTACTTCTTGCTTTGAGTTGAGCAGTGCGAACAAGCGCTCATCGATCGTGTCGACACCGTTGCTACGCACACCGAGCAGGTTCCAGCAGGTGACTGCTTCGCTCTGCCCGAATCGGTGGCAACGGTCTTCGGCTTGACTGAGTGAGGCAGGCGTCCATGGATTCTCCACAGACACCCACTGGTTCGCACGGGTGAGTGTGAGACCGACACCAGCAGACTCGTAGTTGCCTACGAAGATTGACGCACGACCAGATTGGAAGTCGTCAACCGCTAACTGCTTGGCACTGTCAGTCATGCCACCGAGAACACTCACGACATTCCATCGTGGGTCTTCAACGGAGCGTGCACGACACTCATCGATGATTGCGTTGAGCACTGAGCGGTGATGCCCGAACACCACCACTGGCTCGTCACCATCAATGATGGTCTCGATGTGGTTGATGGCGTGCTTTATCTTTGCCTTGGCAATTGACTGACGCAGTGCGGTGAGTTTGGTGATTGCTTCAGCACGAGATGCTTTCAGCACAGCCTCACGACCGCCCTTCTCGAACACCCAGCCGAGGAACTCATTCTCAATCTTGAGATATTCCTTCAACTCAGTGTCTGACAATTCGATCGCTACAGATGCACGACGCTTCGCAGGCAACTCAGTGAGCACATCATTCTTGCGACGACGGATGTAGCAGGTGCCACGCAACTTGGCGTGTAGTTCTGCACTGTTCGATGAACCAACGAATGTCCAACCGAAGTTGTTCTTCACTGGGTCGCAGTAGCGGAACTTGAATGAGCCAGCACTACCGAACACTGGGTCGAGCGTGCCAATGATGTCGAGCAGTGCCACCAGTTCGACTGGACGGTTGACCGCTGGCGTACCAGAGGCGAGCACGACATACCCATCCTGTGGGATGCCACGAGCGATGCCCTGAAGAGCAATGGTGCGCTTTGACTTGGCGTTCTTGAAGCGGTGTGCCTCATCGACTAGCAGTGCACCGAAGCCTTGACGGTCGAGCGCAGGTGCCCAGCCAGTGAGTCCAGCGTCACCAATGACGGTGACATCAGCGCCAGACAACTTGTACGGCTTCGTACCATCGATGACTTCAACGCTCAACGCATTGTCAGTGAACTTGGCAATCTCTCGCACCCAGTTGATACGCAGTGACGGTGGCACGCTGATGAGGACACGGTGTCCCTCTTCAACAGCCTTGACAGCAACAGCGATGAGTTGAGGTGTCTTACCTAAGCCCATCTCATCACCGAGGATGACACGGCGTTGCTTGAGTGCGTAGCCAGCACCAGCACGCTGGTACGGGAGCAGTGGCAGTGCTAGGTCGAAGCCAAGATCGAAGTCGTGTGCACTGGACAGTGCTGTGAGTTCTGGGTTGACATCTTGTGGTGGTTGAACCTTGACGGAGCCTGCGAGCAGGGCGTCAAGGGCATTTCTTTCATTGGACATTTCGTTTCCTTCTTGTGGTGGTGCTTGCTTGGGGTGTTGAGGTTACTTGCTGGCGCAGTCAGAACCAAGTCCACGAGCACGGCTCGCTTCATCAGTGAGTGACCGACCACACAATCCGCACGAGCCAATCTCTTGACCGTAGAGGATGTGTGCGTCACGCACCTGCTCTTCTGTGAGCGCTGTGAGGCGCTCGACTACTTGCTTGACCTCTGTCGTCGAGATGCGGAGCGGTGCATGACCACCGAGTACACGGCGTATCTCACGGCTCTTACTGACGAAGAAGAAGTCGAGGTCGTTGTTGCCAGTGGCACTGGGCAGTGCGTAGTAGCCGAACTCGATGGCTTCGAGCGTGGCTGGTTCTGGTAGGCACTCATCTGCCTTGTGGAAGGTCTTCCAACCTCCGTTGACAGCGACAGCGAAGCCGTCGAACTTGAGCACCTCACCGTTGCACTTGGTGCAGACACCGTCACGCTTGTTGACGATGACATGACCTTGGGGCAGGTGAGCGTGCTCTGGGTTCACTGGCTTGGCAATCGTGAGCAGTTGCTCGATGACCTTGCTGGCAGATGCACCAGTCAATCGATCGATGCCCTTCTCCCTGATGTACGCATCGATGTCATCGATACCGAGCACTGCTTGGCGCTCAGTGAGCAATGAGCGCACGAAGGATTGTTGCTTGGGGGTAATGGTGGTTGCTGACATTGTGTGTGCCTCCTAGGCGCTTACTGATTGTGGGATGAACGGTACGACTGTCCAGACATAGCCGAGGTAGTAGATGCTGAGTTTGTCTACAAACTCTTGCGCCTCTGCTTCAGACTTGAACTTGCGTGCACAGTGTTGGTGACGGGTGGTGACGATTCTGCCTCCACGCAAGTGATGTGCCTTCAGGTACTTCGGTATGCGTGGTGACCTCGTGAAACTAAGTTGAATGATGTACATGTGTGCCTCCTAGGCGGTTGCTGTTTGGTGGAAGTTGCTGTCGAGCAACTTGACCCACCACTTGTTGTTACGGATGAGTGGTTGAGCGTTGCGGTCACCACGCTGGCGCAAGCGCAAGGTGATGTAGGCATCGGTGATGAGTTGGTATTCCTTCTCGCTGGTCGGCACGAATGGAATGTCGCCTCGGTCGACTGCTTGAACAGCGAAGATGACCCACAAGGGAAGAGCGTTCAACTCTGCTTCTGGCAGGTACTTCAGGACACCACCACGCAAGTTCTCGATGCACTCGTCACCGATGACACTGTCACTTGTCCACACACCAAGAGCGCCACGGTAAGCGACGAGATGAGGGAACTTGACGCCATCGAATCGATCGATGTACGCCTTGTCCGCACGCTCTTGGCGTGCAATGCGTGCGTTGTCTGCGTATGAGCGAGAGAAGCGGAACTTGACTGTTGAGACTTGACCGATGCCGTCGAGATGACGGGTACCAGTGATGCCGTATGAGTAAATGGACATTGTGTGACCTCCTAAGGTCGTTGTGGTGGTGCTGGGCGGTGTCCGCCCTCAGAAGGCACCAGAGCGTGTCTGATGCCCTCTGAGAGCGCCACAGCGATGCTGTGACGCCCCAGTTACTAGTAGCGATTGCCTCGTGCCTTCTTCTCAGCCTTCTTGAGGAAGGCAGGCACGACATCGTCGAACGCCTTGCCTGTCTTCTTGAGGTACAGGTCGAGCACGAGAGCGTGGTTCTCATTGCTGAAGGCATCAGGTGTCACTGACCAGCAGTTCGTATCGCCAAGGGATTTCCATGACTCGATTAAGACATGTGTGTATGCCTCGACGAGCCACAACTCCGCAGAGCGCAATGTCTTGAAGTCTTTGTGACCGTAGTAGCGAGAGCCTTCCTTCGGGTCGATGCGGATGCTGACCACATCACCGTTGATGCTCAGTGACTTCTCAGCCTTGATGCGCTGACGCTCTGCCTTCTCGGCTTCACGCAGTGCCTTGGCTTCCTTGTCACGACGGCTGATGCCGTTCGTCCATGACACTGGCGCTGACGGGTAACAGATTGTGCAGAGCACTTCGCCTTCCGCCTGCACAGCGTCTGCCTCATCGAGTCCTGAGAGATGAGTGAGCCAAGCAAAGTTGGTGTCACGGAAGCAGGTCGAGCAACCGAGGCTGGAGTGGATGTGACCGTTGGTGTTGGTGACCAGATAGAACCTCGACCAGCGACCATTGTCACGCCAGTCGGCGTTGCAGGCATCGATGATGACATTCAGTGAGTCACGCACTGGGCGCAAGTCATTGAGTGACTTGATGCCATCTTCATGACCTCTGGCGTCCCACTCGGTGCGGAAGGTAGTCACTATCAGTGCGTCGTGCAGTGTGCCGTCCCACTGACCGTGGTGGTAGGTCTGACCAGTCGCACGGCGAATGGCGCTCTCAGCACGCTCGATGCTGTACTCGATGTCGGACAGGTGCTTGTAGGTCGTAGCGAGCCGTGTGTCGATTTCGACTGCGTGCTCATGGATTGATGTGCTGGTGCTCATTGTGTGCCTCCTAGGCGGTTTGGGTGGTGTGTGGTTGAAAGGGATCGATGGATGGTTGTCTGGGTCAGCGAACCTCCCCACACTCTTCGTCGTCGCAGAAGACTGCTTTGTTGTACACCTCGAAGTAGGTGTCGCTGTTGTAGATGTCGAACCCGTGATTCGTGAGTCTGAATGCGACCTCGTCATAGTCGGGGTCACCGTCGTTCTCGTCGACTGTCAGGTCGAGCAGGTACACGCCTGTCTCCGTCTGGAAGTCGCCTAGGACACGGTTGTGCCACTTGTGACGCTCTGGGTTGTCATGAGGCATCTCGTCCTCGAAGTCGGCGCAGAGAATCCAGTCAGATACTTCTGGCTGGCACTCGTGGATGATTCCTTTGCGGTTGCTGTTCATGTGGTGCCTCCTAGGCGTTGGTTGGGTATGAGATGGATACGAGCGCATCAGCGAGTAGGTCAACGATTCGAGAGGCTGTCTCGTGCTCACCAACACCGTTGTAACCACGCTGGTCACATCGTGGGTCGTACTGGTCAGTGCCTGCTGGGTACTCGTACACCGCATCGACGCAAGCGTCACTGCGAGCAGAGTCAATCGAGAAGGTGGTCACACCGTGCTCGTCGACAGTGGCGACCACTACGAAGTTGAACTCACGCACAGTCGCAGTCGCAACAGGTGCTTCTGGCTTGTAGATGAACTCAAACTTGCGTGTCCGCACATCTGGGCTGTACTCATTCGCTGTTGTGTGGTTGATGAACTCCATCTCGATGCGGACACCACAGCGACCGTCACGCTTCTTGAACGGCTCACGGCTGGACACGACGCCAACATGACCATCGTGCGAGTCGATGCTGAAGTCTTTGACAAGTTGTCCCCACTGGGAATCTTCGTTGATGACTGGAATTGCGTCCCACAAGTTGCGCTCTGCAAAGTTTGAGTTGCGCTTCTTGATGTTCGCTTTGATTTGGGCGTAATGCTTTAAGTTTTGATATCTGTTCATGTGAACTCCTTTGTTGTGGTGGTGCTTGAGCAGATGCTCACAAAAGGCACTGACCGAAGCCAATGCCCTTTGTGAGCACCACCGCCGAAGCGGTGATGCAGGTGAGTGTTACTAACCCTCTGGCAGAGTCGGACGGCAGAGGAGGTATGTCCACTGAAAGCCGTTGTCCTTCGCCCATTTATTGGACTCACGGACTTGCTTGAGACCCTCTTCTTTGGTGAGAAGAATTGCCCAGATTTGCCAACCGTCACCTTCGTGACGATTGACTTTGATTGAGTATGTCGATGTTGCCATCGTGGTGCTCCTTTGTTGTAAATGCCGTGTGGCATTAGCCCCTGCGCTCGGTGTTGCTCCGACAGTGAAAGGTTGCTCTCACTGAACTCATCCGAAGAGAAGTGCAGGACTGTGAATTGGGGCGCCATATCGTGGGCGCCGAATCAGCCATCTCTACCAAGATGACAGGCTTTGTTATTGGGGTGTGTTGCATCACCCATGGCTCACGCCATGTTCCCTTCACCTCTGTTTACTGGCATCTCCACGGGAGCCTTTGCAAGCCCGAAGGCGCCTAGCAATTAATTGACCGTGGAGCGGTGTCAAGCCACTCGGAGGGGAATATGTGCCCTCCGTTCCCAGTCTCGCAGGTGGATGGGCTGGCGTCAATAGTTTCAATCAAAGTTTCTGGGGCATATATATGTGCTCGTGGACGATCGATTCTGAGCCTTACAGGGCAAGGAAAAGGGCGCAAAACCGAATCGTTTCCAGAGGGTTCCAAGGGAAGGAACAGGAGGGGATGCAGGTGCATGTGTGGCTGGTGGCTGGCGTGGCTGGCTCATTGTGATTCCTGTGGCTCTGGGGGTCATGTGACCTACCCACATCGCCCTCACGCCCCAGCGCCCCCATCGATAGCCCTCGACCCATCCCCAGAGATTTCAATTGAAAAATGTGAATATACGCAGATAGCCAATGAAATCAGGGGTAATTGCCCCCATTTTGACCCCTTTTCAGGGGGTAGCGACGCCGTTTAAGCGCCCAAAATCGCAAAAAGGTATAAGCACCCCCAAACAGGGGTTACTCACGGGTAAGGGGCGTTCTGGCGTGTCTGGTGGGGTTTCCTTATGGCATAAGGGTTTACCCATGGGTAAGTGGCAAATGTCACACTTGACAAAGGGCGCCCTATGGTATGACTACCCCTGCGACCCATATGATATAAGGGTTTCATTTACTGGTCATAGATCGGGTCTCCTGTCAAGGGATAGTGACGAATGTCACATGGTTTGGCGGTGTGACCTTCGTCACATGTGCCATTTGTCACACCCCCCCATGGTTAAGTGACGCCCGTCACAGGGTCGGGGGGTAGGGAACATCCCCCCAAGACACACAGATCCGCCATGTAGCCCTATCCAGGAAATGGGGTAAACAAAAAACCCGCCCCAGATAGCCCTATACTAGATATATGAGTCGTAACGAAGCCTTTAATTCAGGACATAACCATATTGTCGCCCGCCTATCCACAGGTCCAGAGCATGACGACCAGTGGCAATCATCAGAAGATGACTTTGAAAACCCAACAATTGCTTCCCATGCCATCCTGGATGTTCCATATGGTAACTCTTCAATGATACAAGCCCATGTAGAACACAGTACTCCCCGCCAAAAAGGCACGACTAAAAAAGGTACCCCAGTTTGGGATGAGGCTTACGCCAGGGTTAAGTTGATTAGTTCAGCCAGTGACCAACCATTTCATGAGTTTAATGTTCCTGCTGGACGAACACTGAGGTCAGCCGTGGTTGGGACCGTCAAGGGACTACAGGAGATGGCACAGGGAACACGCCCAGTAGAGGGTATACACCCTGATCATGTCAGAGGATGGTTCCCATGGGCTACCGAAGGTGGTACACACAAGTTGTCTGTCCAGTTCAAGCCATCAGATGTCGAAGCACATGCAGCCAAACTCAAGCAAGAGCGTGGTTACTAGGTAGTAAACTAGATAGATGTCAGCATCGGAACATGTCAATGAGACCCTCTTTCATGGGACAAGCCGTAAGTTCAAGACTGGTGACCTGATTCTCCCTCCCTCACAGACAGGTGCAACACGCAACTGGGGTGCCAAGAGCAAGAATGACCCTAACCTTGCCTATGCCACCGATGACCTAGAGACCGCTAAGTACTACGGTGGTGTCTCCAAGATAATGAATGACCGTCCTGATGCCCGCACACGGGTATATCAAGTAGAGCCAGTCAACCCAGAAACCGCTGAATGGACAGAGACCAAGTTTCGTGACGGTTCGTTGAGACAACACACCTCTCCTGAGGGTTATCGTGTTATTCGTAGAGCCTATACCCGTAGAGTAAACTAGTAGTTATGGGAAAGATTGTTTACCACGGCACTTTGAGTGGTCAAGCACCACATGAACATGGTTACCCCTTCCACGCAGGCACGCACAAAGCCGCCAATGACCGTCTAGACGATGAAATTGAGCATGGTGTGGACTGGGACCCCGAAGGTACGGGTAAAGCCCAAGTGGGTATCGGTCAAATACATGCTTATGAGATATCTGATTCTGCTCCAACATCTAGGAGAGTGTGGGAAGACCCCATGTTTTCAGAAGATGAGAGCAGAACAGTCCCTGAACATAGTCAAACACGAATTTACCCTTACAAAAATGAGCGTGAAGACAAAGGTTCAACTTCTTATGTGGTTCCTGCTGCATTCGTTGGTAATCATGTTAAGCATTTGAACACACAACAATTCCTACTCAATGCGGATGCTGACTCAGAAAAGGCATTTATGGGTACTATATCTGTAATGGCTGGCGGGCCATTTAAGAAGTAAACTAGTTATATGGCTGATAACCCAATCCCACACCTTGGTGCTCAATTTACAGACCATGTAGGTCGCCACTACATGGAATTTCCTATGCCTCAAGACCATGCATATGACCACCCACTCAAATCCTATGGAGAACCACGCCGTCTACAGGTGATTGACCCGAATGAGACCCGTAAATTCACCATTGAAAAGGGTTATGTACGACCCAGTGAGACAGGAACACAAGGTTTAATCGGTTATACAGACTTTTATCGTGAACCTATGACTAAAAGAGGGTTCATATACAATGTAGAACAGCCAGATGGGTCTTATATCGAGCAAGACAGGACCTACCATGCGGCTGATACCAATATTGGCTTCATGAATGTTCACCCAGACCACCAACAGCGTGGTATTGCAGCAGAGATGGTCAACCATTTGGATCGCACTACCGACCCTTCATCCACAATTAATATGGGTAAGGCTATGCATGAGGCAACTATGAACATTGTTGACAACATCAACGAGAAAAACCCAGGTCGTGCGGATATGAAGGTCATGTTTAGTCGTAATCCTAAGAAGAACGCTGGTGTAAAGAGGGCTGGTAGTGGCTCTTAGCGCCGTCATGACAAGTAAGAAGTAAAAAAATTTGCGTTTGACCATTTAAGGTATTATTGGTGATGGCTGATTACTACAGTAACGACGCAAAAGCCCCTGATGGCAGGGTATACCAGTCCTACATTGCTTTTGGCGAGTCAGATGAGCAAGGTAATCGGAAAGTGGCTGAGTTAGGTGCTACCTATCACCCACCAAAATTCTTACCGAACTTCGATAATACTATGCCAAGTGGCTTTTCTGGACATGCTCATAAGAAAGCAGACAAGTTATATACAGAAAACTGGGCTACTGACCCTGACAGCGATTCTTTTGCCGCTGGAAGAAACACAAATCATCCTTATTTCCAACAAGATACTCTTTTTGACACAATCCCTTCAACTACACACATAACCCGTATGTTTGCAGACCCGTCTATGTCATCCACAGCCTTGACAATGGCACAACTTGCTAAAAATAAGCATAAACCTGAAGTTTTAATGGCAGACTCTGATTTATCTCCACATAGCAGTAAATTAGTTAAAAATGCTGCCAGTAAGGGATTGGTCCAGACAAATCCCTTAAATACAGAGGCAGAACCCAAAAATGACATTGACAAAGTAGAGCGCTGGGCAGGACTAAACGAGATTGACTATGCACATGAGAAAATGCAACCAGTGACACAAGGTGAAGTCATGGTTGCACAGAATGATGTCCGACAGTCTTTACGCAATAGCAGGAAGCGCAGTAGCACCCCTGTGACACCTAAAGGTTTAAGTAACCAATTTCTCCCAGGTATGGAAGGTTTTGTGTAGAGTAGGCAATATGCCTATATACCAATACAAGTGCCCTAATGACCACTTCTATGAAGAAGATAGGTCAATCCATGACAGAGAGCCTATTCTTATCTGTACAGCATGCTCAGAAGAAATGAAGAAAGTCTTTAGCGCCCCTACATTCAACCTTGTAGGCAAAGGTTATTACCGCAACGGCGGTTGAAGTATAATTGAAGGATGCCAAAGCCTTCTGGACCTCAATTTATAAGTGTGTTCCATTCTTCTAATGAAGCGACCCCTCCACACCTTCAACATGCACACCCTGTGTTTCATAGTTTCAAAGAAGGAGACAATGTTCACCCAGACATCCTCCATATGGGTACAAGGGAATCAGCGCAAGATTGGCCCATGAGAAACAATATCCATGAGTACAGGATTAATGTTAATCACCCATCAGTGTCACCAGTTACTTTTGGTGAATCTCCTTCAATATTAAAAATGGATCATGCAATAGATAGTGAAGTAGCAGAAATTAGCGCCCAAAAAGGTGACACCAATGAAGTCATGGGTGGAGAGGCTGGCGAGTTGTATGCCCATTTCCAAGAGCGTATGTCAGGAAAACAACCTGGGTTGTTTGAAGAAACCGCACCTGACACCAAAGGTGTTGCTGAAAAAGGAATTGTTACCCCATACCGAAACCGTCGTGAAGATGTGGGAAGTATTTCATGGATGGTTCCAAAATCACAAATTGGTGATGGTGGTGCTGTTCAGTATGTGAAGCGTCGTAAGAGAAAATAATGAAACAGATTTTGCTCCGAATCCTGGCTGCCTTTGCTGCCACTGGTCTTTCAGTGGTTGGAGCAGGCGCTATCGCAGGAATACCACTATGGAAGGCCATGTTGATGGCTGGTATCGGTGGAGTCAGTTTTGTTGTTGAAGGTCTCGCACGAGCCTACATGGATGACGGAAAACTCAGCATTGAAGAGATCAACGATGTCTTCAACAAAGTAGATAAAAAGAACTGATTTTAAAACTCATATCTTTAGATGAGGTAAACTAAGACCATGGCTATTTTAGGAAAATCAAGTTCAAAGTCTGGAAGTGACGAAAGTGGTTCCTCACTCACAGCCATCCCCGCAGACAGCAAAGGTGGATGGAACGGTGGGCGCTTTACTCGTGCAGAGCGCAACCAAGCGGCCTTTCTCGGTGCTATCGCAGGAGATTGCCCATGTGGTCAGTGTGAACTGCACCGCTCGATCTCTCAAGCAGTGGCAAACCCAGGAACACAGTACTAAATTTATTACACAATAAGTGTGATAGAAAATACTCATGTTCGTTACTTACCCCGTTAGCACTGTCCTTATGTCTGACGCAATTAAGATTGCAACAAACCTTGCCCGTGCCAGTGGTTACAAGAATGTAACTGTCTCCAAGGCTATCCAAATTGCGGCTAGTTCTTGGGATGTTGTCCTAGTAGTTTCATGACAGATGAAAAGTCCTGTGACCTGTCTGAGCAATGTGTTTGGTGTGGCGGTAAAATGCGCCCTGAACACGCTCATTATCGGTGCGAATCTTGTGGCTCTAGGGACTCTTGTTGTGAGGGAGTTTATTGATGAATCGCAATAACTTGAGTAGTCAATTCCATGTAACCCATAGCAAACTTGATAAAGGTTCACATTCCCTGACATTATCCAACATGGATAGTGGAAACCTTGCTCGTGTTTCTTTTGATAATTACACCAATGAAGACGGCAACTCCCAAATTGATATTGACTATTTAAAAAGCCATCGTGAAGGAAAAGGTCACGCTAAAGCATTAATGCAACATGTATATGACCGTTATCCTAAATCATTTATTAACTGGGGTTTGACAATCCACCCAGCCGCTACACACTTGGCTTCACAGTTTGAAGATAAGTATTACAACCGTACTGCATATGAGCCAAACCATGACGAGCATGTTGAGGGCACAGAAGGTATGTACTCAGGACATCCTGATACTGAGTAGTTATCCACATGTTTATTCACATGTGTGTATAATTATTAATGAGGTTCTTACCCACCGAGGCGGGCTGCTTGAGGGCGGTCCGTCTTCGTGTCTCTGGTAATATTGAATCATGCCAATACCTGATGGACCTCAGTTTAAAGAAACACACAAAGTTCGTGGTGTTTCTGTAAACATCCTTAGTGAGATAGGTCTTGGTGATCTTGTAGGTACAAAAGCACAAGTTCATATGCACACCCCTGCAACTACAGCACTTGGTCGCCCTATCTACAGTGTTCTTGTTTCTGGAAAAGTAGTTGGTCATTCAGATGACATCTACTTAAAAGATGTAAAAATGAAAGTAAACAAAAGGGAACTTGAAAATCACCTCTCTAGTTCTACAGGTGCTAAAACACGAAATACTTTTGCTGAAGGTACCATTCATCCAGTACCAATCGAACCTGCTGATAAAACACTAAAAATCCGCCCAGGGTCAATGACTGATGAAGATACAGGTGAAGATGTATCAACAGGTATGAGTGGAGTACGACTAGGTCCAACTGGCGTTAAATACAAGTAGTGATAAACTTAATTAATGCGTAAATCCCGTGTGCGGGTTACAAGTTGTTTTTTGTGGGTAGTTCTCACATTTTTGGGTCTTTATCCGTCTTCCCCCGCTAAAGCCGAAAACCTAATAATCACAGAGCCAACAGATGTTTGGTTTGATTACAGTGAGACAACACAGTTTATTGCCCAAACCTATATGATCACTGGGTACAACTCAGATCCTATGTTGTGGCTATACAACGAAGCAGGAACGCAACTTGCAGCCAATGACGACTCTATTGGCTTGCAGTCGTACATTTCAATTGAAGTACCTGCTGGTCGTTACAGACTGAGGGCTGGTATTTGTTGTGGTGACCCCAATGCTTGGCGTACAAATGGGGGATGGAACTTACGGTACGAACTAGGTTTCAATGGTGTTGGGTCTACTCAGACCACATCTACCATTCCTCAAACAACTGTTCCTCAAACGACCGTGCCACCCACGACAACATCAACGCTGGCACCAACCACAACCACATCCTCCACGACGACATCTACCACGACTTCCACAACATCCACAACCACAACAACACTGGCACCAACCACAACCACGACATCAACTACCACCACTTCTTCGACAACGACAACGACAACAGAGCCGCCGACAACAACAGTATTACCCACAACAACATCGACTACCTCCACGACAGTTCCTGAGACTACTACCACGATATCACCTGTGACAGGAACCACAAGCACTACCACGACAACTTTGGCTCCTGTGCCCACCACGACCACTACAAGTACCTCTACGACCTCTACGACCTCTACGGTGCTTCCTACGACTACCACAACCACTACAGTCCCACCTGTACAAGAACTTGTACAAGTTGACCCAGAAGTGACCGCTTTATTGGGTGCCATTAACAACCTCCCACAATCTGAGATCGCAGCGGCTGTGGATAACATCATCGAGCAGGGCGTCAGTGCTGATGAAGCAACCGCCCTTGCCACTAACCCAGAGGTCCTCCAGTCGGTTACATCAGAACAAGCAACTGAAATCTTTGCTGCCGTTGAAGTATCTAATTTGTCCGACGCACAAGCGGATCAACTGATTGAAGCAGTCCAAAACGCCCCTGAGGAAGTGAAGGCTGCTTTTGAAGAACAGATTAATATCTTTGGGGGCAAGTTTAATAAGTATGTGCCGATTGGCTCGAAGATCAATGTGGGGCAGAGAAAAGTATTGGTAGCCGCAACTGGGGTATTATTTATGGCACCAGTAGTTCCAGTTTCTTCGTCTTCAAGCGGTTCCCAGTCATCCGACAATAAATCCCGTAGAAAGAAATAATGAATAGATTTTTTGAAGAACTGCAAGGTTTGGCTTTTACCATCGCTGGTACAGGACTAGTTTTAATTACTTTGTCTGGCAAAGTACAAACCTATGGTCTCTGGATAAGTGGTGCTGCACTAACAGTTCACCTCATATCTGCTCTGTTTAAAGGCGGCGAGTAAACCCATACTGAAGTAGAATAGTAGTTATGGTTCGCACAGTTAATTACACCCTAGTTCGGGGTTTACCATGGGAGCGCTTGATTATCGTAAAAGATAAGAGAACGCATCACCTACAACGCCCTACTGATGCTCGTGCCTATGTTCGTACAGGGGCAATCACGGTTGCTGAGTTAACCACTACTTTGACATCAGAAAATGGTATTGCCCTATCATTGACAGCAGAAGAGACACAAGATCTTCCATTGGGTGACCTGTTCTATGATGTTCTTGCCACTATCAATGGAGTTCAGCAGCCTGTATCACAGGGTACAATTTCTGTATCCGCTTTGAACAATATCACCCCTCTGGAGGACTCAGACGCTATGGAAATCCGTTACAAGCAATACACGGACTATCGCCGTACCTTTACATGGAAAGACGCAGATGGGGTCGTTATTGCTGTCCAAAGCGCATTCATGCAGGCTAAGACCGCTACTGGCACCACTGTTGTGGATTTACGCTGGTATTCACCTAAACCATCTGAGTCAACGGTAATTGGCTTGACTCCAGCCAACAAGCGTGGTTATTTGGCTCCAGCAACTGGAGCAACCCTAGAGTTGCACATTTCTAATACAAATAATGTGGCTTCAGGTGTATATTCTTACGATCTCTTTGTACAAGACTCAGCAGGGGATTGGGATTGTTTGTCATCAGGAACTTTAGTCGTTGAACCAGCGGTCTCAGCACCACCTGTATGAGTACTGTAGAAGTCACTAGGGAGAACCGCAAGTCGGTAGTTGTCTCCTCTCCATCACGAAACTCAGTAATTGAGGTCAGTGATCCTGGTGTTGCTGGTCCACCAAACATCCTAGCGGTAGGCACTGTAGCAACTGGTATAAGCCCAGCCGTGACCCTTACAGGGGTTGCCCCCGCTCAAACAATTAATTTTGTTTTACCAATGGCAGGTCAGTATGTCCATACCCAAAGTGTTTCTGCATCTACTTGGATCGTGACTCATGGTTTGGGTTTCTTTCCCGCTGTGTCTGTGATTGACAGCGGCGGGTCAGTGGTCGAAGGTGATGTATCATATATATCAGTGAATCAAGTTTCCATCGCATTTTCGTCCAGTTTTGGCGGAAAAGCCTACTTCTCGTAAGGATTTAAATGTCAAAGTTTCTAAATAATGTTGACCTAAATGGTAATGAACTCCGCAATGTGGTTGTTCAAAACCTTGGAACAGCACCTACACCTAGTGCTAAGTCTGGTGGTATTTACTTTGATACAGGCACAAACAGACTTAAATACTACACAGGTGGTGCATGGGTAGAACTATCATCTGGTGCTGCTGGTACTTGGCAACCTGCTGATGGTGACCTAACTGCAATTGCCGCCCTTACAGGGACCACTGGTTTTCTTATTAAGACTGCTGCTAATACATGGGCACTAGACACCACAACCTATTTAACGAATACTACAGGTGTTACAACGGTCAATGGTGTCTCTGGTGCCATCACCAATGTTGCTAAGACAACTGACAAGTTAAGCGTTTTTGCGGCAACTACATCTGCCGAACTGGCTGGAGTCATCTCTGATGAAACTGGCTCTGGTGCCCTTGTATTTGGTACCAGCCCTGCAATCACAACCTCGCTTACTACAGCAAGCACTTCATTTAACCTTTTAAATGCTACTGCTACAACAATTAACTTTGGTGGTGCAGCAGATATTAACATGGGTGGAAGTGGTACAACAGTTACCATTGCTGGTAACTTGACCGTTAATGGTACAACAACTACCGTAAACTCAACCACAATCACGGTAGACGATAAGAACCTTGAACTTGGTTCAATTGCAAGCCCGTCAGACGCAGGCGCTGATGGTGGTGGTATTACCCTTAAAGCAACGATTGACAAAACATGGAACTGGGTACTTAGTACAGCAGCATGGACATCTTCTGAGCATATTGACCTTGCATCTGGAAAAGTCATCAAGATTGCGGGTACCCAAGTACTGTCAGCAACCCAATACACAGGTAATGCTTCAACCGCTACAACAGCAACAAATGTCACTGGTGGTGCCGCTGGTTCAATTGTTTATCAGACAGGTTCTGCTACAACAAGCACCCTTGCACTCGGTACTACGGGTTATGCTCTTATCGCAGGAGCATCTGCTCCTGTATGGACAAAGAAGAAGCATGCTGAAACTCTTTCGACATCTTCTACTTCCTACGCCATCACACATGGTCTTGCAACCGCAGACTTAGTAGTTAATGTTTATGAGGTATCTACTGGTGAAGTTGTCTACGCTGACATTGTCAATACCAGCACCACAACCACACTATCTTTTGCGGTAGCCCCAACTGCTAACCAGTACCGAGTAGTCATCCTGGCTTAGGGTAGCCTCGTGCTACCTTAGTAGAGGTTTATTATGGCTAACTTTCTCAAATCATTATTTATCAAGGGCGTTGAGATTGACCCCGCTGGTGCAACTAGCGATCAAGTACTTAAATTCAACGGAACTAAGTTCCTTCCAGGAATTGCGTCCACCGTTGCCTCCCTTGATGATTTAACAGATGTAACCATAGTAAGCAGTGTTACCAACCAAGTTCTTCAATGGAATGGTACTCAGTGGGTAAATGCTAATGCCGCTGGTGGCGCAACAATATCTGATGCCGCTCCGAGCACCCCTGTTGCTGGACAGATTTGGTTTGAGTCTGATACTGGTAAAACTTTTGTGTATTATGACTCGTCATGGATTGAAGTTGGTGCACAACCATTGGGACAGATCGGACCTACAGGGCCATCTGGACCTTCAGGACCCACTGGTCCTACAGGGTATACTGGACCTACAGGTCCTACAGGATCCTCTGTTGTGAACATTGATGGTGGTGTACCTTCATCTAACTACGGCGGTATTACTACACTTGATTCAGGAGGTGTTTAGTGGCTATTCAAATTCAAATTAGACGAGGCACTGCCGCAGAGTGGACGGCTTCAAACCCTACTCTTGCTGTAGGAGAACTTGGCGCAGAAACCGATACAGGAAAGTTTAAAGTTGGTACTGGCTCCACTGCTTGGACTTCCCTTGCTTACAGTACTGGTCCTGCTGGACCTACTGGCCCGACTGGTCCTGTTGGACCTACAGGACCCACTGGAATACAGGGTGTATCTGGTGTTTCAGGTGTTTCAGGTGTCAGTGGAGTTTCAGGCGTATCTGGTGTAACTGGTGTTCCAGGAAACACAATCCTTTACGGAACTGTTGCGCCGACAACCCAAGGTGTTAACGGTGACTTCTATGTCAATACTGTTACAAACACTATCTATGGTCCAAAAGCAGCAGGTACTTGGCCTGCTGGTGTAATCCTTATTGGTCCTACTGGTCCTACTGGGGTTCAAGGTGTTTCTGGTGTTTCAGGAGTATCTGGTGTTAGTGGTGTTAGTGGTGTAATTGGCGCAACTGGAGTCACAGGACCTACTGGTCCTACTGGAGTTCAGGGTGTCAGTGGAGTTTCAGGTGTTAGCGGAGTTTCAGGTGTTATTGGCGCTACTGGACCGACAGGTCCAACAGGACCAACTGGTGTAACTGGGGCGACTGGCGTAACAGGACCTACTGCGATTACAAGTTCTGCAACCGCTCCAGTATCCCCAGTTGCTGGTCAAGTTTGGTTTGACACCAATAGTGGTGCTTCGTACATCTATTACAACTCAGCATGGGTTGAATTAGGTGGTGGCACGATGTCGCCGTATCAGTGTACTTCATCTACTCGTCCATCTGCACCGTGGGAAGGTCAGACAATTTACGAAACAGATACAGACAAGATGCTGTTTTGGAACGGTACGGCATGGTATCCAAACTGGAACTTGCCTTGGGGACAGGTTGCTTTTACAAATAGAACATCAGGTGGCACCACTTTTAGTTCAACATCTCCAATAGACATTACTGGATGTAGTGCAACATGGACTGCTATAAGTGGCAGACTTTATAAAATTTCATGGGCGTCAACTGGATTCAAATATACTACTGCTGGATATACAAGCATTTCTCTTACAAACTCTGCTAATACAACTCAACAACAAATGGATGTTACCGCCAATGCATCTGGATATTGGAATGCATCTTCATTTTTTATAGCCAGTGGTATTAGTGGTTCTGTTACTTATAAACTTCGTGGAGCCTGTGAAAATGCTACATCTAAAGCAGAAGCAAGTGCTTCACAGCCAATTCAAATTATAGTAGAAGATATTGGTCCTGCCTAATGCCAGCGATTACTTTTCCTGCTTCTCCATACACAAACCAGATTTACACTGTTGGTTCCAAAAGTTGGCAATGGGATGGTTCTGTATGGAACGCCTACTACAACGAAGGCGTTGACTCTGTTTACGGAACAGGCGCTGACGGAGATGCCGTACTGGACGGAACCACGACTGTTCTAGGAATGGTGCCATTTTCAAGTACTTATGCCATGACACAAGATATGTACTTCAATGATTTAACATTAGGTAATAGCGTTCGTCTTTCACCTAACGGTTATCGTATATTTGTTAAAGGAACTTTGCGCTTTGGTACAAGTTCTATTGTTGGTTTTCAGGCTGGTTATTCAACTTCAGGTTCAATCATGCAGGGCGGAGCAGTTGCTACATCAGTCACACACAGTCTCGGTGGGAACGCAGCCGCAACTTATACAGCCACTGCACCTACTTCTGCATTAGGTGGCGCTAACTACTTTAAACAACCACTGCAAGCCATCACAGGATACTCTATAACAGCATCAGGAGGCCCTACATGGCTTCGTGGAGGCGCAGGTGGGGCTAGTAAGGAAGGTGGCGGAATTGTTATCCTTGCCGCTCGTTACATCAGCGGTCCCGCTTCTGGAACTGGCTACATTAAAGCACCAGCCGTATCCCCTGGTGGTGGCGGAGTCATAATTATAGTTTCTTCCGCAAGCGCACTTCCTGCTACTGTCGCAACAGATGTAACTGGTGCCAATGCTGGAACTGTAAACTATATTCAGCAGGTTTAAATATGGCTATTTCAAGAATTGAAACGAGCGTTGCTCGCATTGCGAATGATGCTGTTTACGGATCAGGTGTTGACGGCGATGTGGTCATTACTACTAACACAAACATTACCTCTGATACTTACTACAGAAACTTAACCGTAGATGCGGGTGTTGTCCTCAACACCAATGGTTTTCGAGTCTTTGTAAAGAACACATTAACTTTAAATGGTTATATTGGCATAGGAACTGCACCAGCGGGTGTATTAGGACCTGCTGCGTCAACCGTTGCCGACGGAACAGTCGGTGGTCATACAACTGGCGCAATCACATACCGTGCTGGTGGAGCAGGTGGAACTGACTCGTCCACACTTCTTCCAAGTTTTTTATTTAAAAGTATCAACGCAATGTCTGGCGGGGTATTTACAGACCCCACTACTGGTGTAACACCAATACGAGGTGGTGGTTTTGGTGGTGCTGGAGCCAATGGAGCAGCAGTAACCCCATTAACTAACTCTGATACATGGTCAGGAAAAGCGGGTGCTGTTGGAACAGCAGGTTCCGCAACTGGTTCAGTAAACAGCGTTGCAAACCCTTACAAAGACACAGTTAGTGTTCCTGGTGGAAAAGGTGCAACAGCATCAGATGGTAATGTGACGGGATGGACCGCAGGAACCCCTGGAACTGGCGGTGCTGGTGGACTTGGCGGTGGTGTTGTTTGTGTTGTCGCAAAGGTAATTGTTGGCTCAGGAAAGTTTATTTCTATAGGTAACACTGGTGGAACAGCCACTAATGGAACAACTGGAAATGCTGGTACTCAAGGTGCCGATGGCGCTAAAGCACCAGATCTTGCTTACCATGTGGCTCCTACTCCAAACCATGTAGCACCTACACACAACCCTAGCCATCACCATGGTTATGCAAGATTTGCTGACCATCACCTGCACATTGTTAACCCACACCCACATTGTTGTGCATCCCATAACGCTGCATCCCACTATGGTGGACAGCATTATCCTGGAGCACATGATGGTGGCGATAAATACCACCACACGCACCATAACCCCGCTTCTCATAACCCTGCTTCTCACTACGGCGGACAGCATTACCCTGGACATAACCATAACTCTGGTCACTACCACCACACTGGTGGAGCACACCACCCACACTCCAATGATGGGCATGGTGCGTTAACCCACATCCACAACTGGCCCAGTGTCATCCATACCAATGCTAAAACAAACCATGCTGCCCAACACTCTCATCCTGCTACTTATGGGCATTTTGAAGGAAGGGTCTATCATCAACATGCTGGTGGACATGACGGTCATATCCACGCAGGTCAAGCCATCCCGCCCCATACCCACACTCACGCCAACGGTAGCGACCTAGGAAATGGAACTAACCAAGGTGGAGGAATGCAAGTTAGTGGTGGTCACCACCACGGACCACACACTTATTCAAATGGTTATTTTACCGCTGCACGACATTCTCACCATGCAAACCCCAACACCCATACGGCACAACCTAATGGTCACTGGACAGGTGGTGCTGGTGGTGTAAACAACGGAACTACCTTTGGTAGAGGTGCTCCTGCTTTACAGGCTCCAAATGGAACTCATGGAGGTCCTGGAGGCGGAGGTGCTATCCTTGTAGTAACAGATTCCGTTTCTGGTACAATCACATACAACACAGGAGGCGGAAGCGTCTTGGCTGCTGGGGGTAACCCTGCTGGAAGCGGAACAGCGTATGTTCTACTCAACACATAGGAAAGACCATGGAACTCAATCTTACATCTGCTCAAAAACTTCAATCACTTGAAGGATCAGAGGTGGCACTAAGCCACGAAATTTACAATCTTCTTTTGAGAATCAATCTTGACCCAGATGCTTTTCAAGCAAGCGATTTAGACGCTATGGATGACTCTACAGTCGCAGGGTATGAGGGAGAAATTATGCGTTTACGCAAGTTGTTGACCGCTTACAATAGTGTAAAGGCGAAGATTCAGTCGCTATCATAAGGTCATGAAACGATTAATTCATGTACCTGCGTCTTTATACATAGACGAAAAAATACCAGAAGAAGCACTGGCACTAGCCAAAGAAACACAACTACCTGTTCGAATTGGTACTGAGGAAGACTCAGAAACAGATATTTGTGTAGTTCAAATACCAGAAAAACATGCAATTGACTACAAAAAAATTGTAGAAGTTGGGTTTATCCAACCAATTGACTACACCAATGAATTTATTGTGTTCCCAAAAGATTTAAAGTGTGTTGTCAACCAAGATGGTGCTACTGGCACCCAAATAGAATTAACTCCAAAACTTAAAGAAAGCCATGTAGTTAAGTACCGTGATAGGTTTAACGAGATAGGAATCTACAGTTTCGTAGTAAGTTCCTCCCTCCATGGGGTTATACAAGAAGGAAAGTTTGAAGTATCATGATTGTAGAAAAACCAGGTCTATGTATCTCTGTATATAGAGATGCGCTTGAACCAACAGAGTTTATTAAAGCCCTAGAGAAAAACATAGAAGACAACTTTGGCGAAGATCTATCTTGGGATACTTCTCTAGTCGGCAACGGGAGAATTGGTCAACACAGGACATCACTTTCCTGCATGCTGACTACTCTGCTTCCACCTTACCAAACCACTGGGTTGTCTCAGTTATTCAGGGAAGCAATTTATAATCCTTTTATAAAAGTAGTAAATGACTATGCAGAGGAGTACCAACTTCCTGGAGCAGGTCATGAACTCATATCAGTTTTAAAGTATTCTGGGCTTGCTGAATACCACGCCCACTACGATCACTCCCCAGACAGTCGACGGGTGTTTAGTGCAATTGCATGTTTGGGTGCAGCCGAAGAGGGTGGTCATTTGGAGTTTCCAAACTTAGATGTAACAGTGTCCTTAGATGCTGGTTCGGTAATATTGTTTCCTAGCAACTTTCCGTATATGCACATTGCACACCCCGTTACGAGTGGAACCAAATATTCTATGGTAACTTGGTTTCAATGAATCAGAAACAATTTACTCATCAGTTATCTATAGGGATAGTCGGTGCTGGCACCGCAGGGTTAGTTTCAGCGTTACTTTTACGCAAGGCGTTCCCAATGTCAGAAATAACTGTCGTTGTATCTTCAGATATTGGCATTATTGGCGTTGGAGAAGGTAGCACTGAGCACTGGTCAGAGTTCATGAAACATTGTGATATTCCTCTTGAGGACATGCTTGTTTCTACTGGAGCAACTCATAAATATGGGATTCGGTTTGAGGGATGGACAGAAAACATCCCTAGGTACTTCCATAGTGTAGGAAATGTTGATGAAATATTTGGGTGGGGAGTGCACGCCACCTATGCAAGTTTCCTAGAGAATGAAAGGTTGTTTACAAACCAAACAACCAGCGTAGGGCTTGTTCGTAACCAAATTAGGGTTCTTGGGCTTCACCGCAACACTAACCAGTACCACTTTGATACCTTCAAATTAAACGAGTATTTTACTGAATTGTGTTTTAAACGAAGCATTAAGTTTATTGAAGGAACAGTAACTGAAGTTAATCAAGAAGAAAATGGGAATATTACTTCTGTAAAAACAGAAGAGGGAAGCGTAGTAAACGCTGACTTTTGGTTTGATGCTTCTGGTTTTAGACGAGTATTAATGAATAACCTAGGAGATGTTAAGTGGAACTCATTTAATAAGTATCTTTTGTGTGATTCCTCTATTGCCTTCCCTACAGAGTCTGATCCATCAGGAGAGATTCGTCCATACACCCGTGCAATTGCTGCAACGAACGGATGGGTGTGGGAAATACCTACCCAATCTCGACGAGGAAATGGTTATGTGTATTCTTCCCAGTTTGCCACGGAAGAAGAGATTGTTAAAGAAGCCGAAGAAATATCTGGATACAAAATAGATAAGCACAGGTCTATTAAGTTTGACGCTGGGTATCTCGATGAGCCTTGGAAAAACAACTGTGTAGCAGTTGGATTGGCATCATCATTTGTCGAGCCTTTAGAAGCAACGAGTATTGGCTCAACTATCCAACAAGTTAAAATGATGATTCCATACATGGCGTCATACGATTCTTCGTATACAAAATCTCAAAAGCACTTTAATAAGGCGTTTAGTGAGGTTATGCGTAATATTCTCACAATGATTAGATTGCATTACTACAGTGATCGACGAGACACCCCATTCTGGTCGGCAATGGCGGATATGCCAATAAACCATGAACTCCAAGAGTTGCTTGATCTATGGTCAGAACGACCACCTGTTAGAAACGATGTCCCACACCTTCATGCAGAGTTGTTTGCGACCCCCCATATGGCGCATGTTGCTCAAGGGCAAGGAGTTTTCTCAGTAGAGCCATCTACGAGGGTTCTTGATAGACTAAACATCAGACAAGAAACAGAAAATGTTGTTGCCCAAATGCGAGAAGAACGGCACAATCATGAATTGATTGACCATGCTCTAGCCCTACAACAACTTAGTAAAGTAGACGACGATTGGCTATGAAAATGAATAAGCAAGAAAAAGTAAAACCTGGAGAAATCAGGATTACCCCTCTCGATAACAGGCTTAATGAGATGCCTCCGTACAAAAACTCGGTAGAAACACAGCGCCCGTGGTTCAAGCGTATCCATAAAGGTGAAGGCTCTCTTCGCCGTTGCGCTGGGATTAATGATTACTTCAGCACTGGAATAACCATTCCTGCGTGGACAAACTATAAGTTTAGGCCAGGACCTAGCGGGGACTGGGAAACACGAGCAGACAACTTTGGTTTTCAAGTTGAAAATAATGATATTTCAGTAATTCAAGGTTTTCCGTATGAGTCAACAGGTGAGTGCCCTGTAACAAGTATACGGTCTTCTGAATTTAGTCAAGCAGGGTTTCCAAAAATAGTAAATCCGTGGAAAATAGAGACAGCGCCAGGGTGGTCGGTGTTATTCTTGCCAGTGTTATGGGAACCAAACCCTAACTACACAATAATGCCCGCTATTGTTCACACCGACTTTTACCACACCGCTAATATTGTTTTAAACATAACTGGTGATAAAGAATTCTCCATTAAATATGGAACACCTCTGGCACATTTGGTGCCATTTGAGCGCAAGAACAACATTAATAAAGTAATTTTGGCTGATGAATCTACATATAAATATGTAGCGAACAAAGGTTTTGGCTTTGGACACATCATGCCAGCCGAAGGTACAGCCGCACCATACAGGCGTGAACGCATACGAGTCGACAAGGCTTTAGAAGAAGAAGATACCAAAAAAGGTATTTTTAGTAAAATCTTTAAAAGAGGTTAATACATGAATAACACAGCACAGATCGATGTATCTCTTTATGGTTGTTACTATGTCTATGAATCACTAGACGCATTTAAGTTGTATAGACGCTATCCCGATGGCGATATTGAATATACTGAATATGACACATTTACAGCAGATGACAAAACAATAATTGCCTTTAAAGATTTCAACTTTTATAAAGTTGAGTATAACTATGTGTTGGTATCAAACGGTAAAGAATCACTGATTCAATGGTCGTGTTACGAGTTTGCTCGTGAATACATCAACGAATCAAACATTACCGAAGACGGTGTATATACAATTTTAGACTCCGTATCTATGCCAAACTTAATGTCTAGTAACCACAACCCTATAATTGCCTATGAACAAAGGTGTGACACTGAAACATACGGTGGAAAAGCATACGCTATTCTTGATGGAGTAAAAGAATCATCAGTAAATCCTGAGACTGTAAATGGTCAAACAATAAAACTTTCTTTGCCATTAATAAATTCTGTTGGCGATGCTCATATTGTTTATTTTAAGATGGTTGGGCAAGGTACTGATTATCGAGATTGGCCTGGGGTAACCCGTATGTCCAAGTCATTTGTAGGTGCTATAAAATTGCTCATAGAGTGGGCTTCTCTTAAAGAAGAACCATTTAATAGCACCGAGGAAATCGTACTTGACTGTGCAGAACTTCTTAAAAAACTTGAAATAGGTCAAGACATTATGGATGAGTTTATTGGCATTCAAGAAGACATGCCTCTGTACAGGTATCTTAAAGGAATGAGCAACGCCCGCTTTGATTTTGAGGAAAGTACAACCGTGGGTCCATTGTTTGAAAACTGGTTAAAGTCTAAAGTTAGGTATCTTTCTTTAAATTCCTTAGTTGCCAACCATCCAAGAACTGTAAATATTGATTCAGACATACTGGAAACAGAACGAGTATCTATTGAAAAAGATGTATACAAATATTGCGCACTTTTATCAATTAACGACTTGATAGCGACCCCTAAAGAAGCACTGAGTATAGTTGAATTTCCAAATATTTGGCAATCAGAAGATTTAAGTCGCCCTGAAATGTATGCAGCAAGAAAAGCATTATTGTCTTATATAGCATATAACTAATGTTAAAAAAAGTAATTCAAGCAACAAAGACAATGTCCCACAAAGGATATTGGACTAAACCAAACATCGTGGAAGCATGGGGTTTTTCTACCAAGATTGCCATTATCTTTCCTGGACTGCTTCTTGGTTACCAATGGTGGTGGGTTTATATCTTTGCCATCGCTTCAAGCATTGCCCTGATTTGGTCATCGACCGAAAAGACCCTTCCCACAATCATCCTTTTCAATGTGGCGTGGGTGATCTTGGCTAGTCTCTCAATCATTAAACACTTTTGGTGGCTCTGACCGACTATAGCCCTATACGGTAAACTGGTTACTTATGGCTATTGATTTCCCAAACTCCCCTGCGCCTGGTGATAACTACACAGTAAGCGGCAAAACTTGGACATTTACAGATGGTAAGTGGGCGCTCAATGTCAACTCTCTAGGTGTCACAGGGGCAACAGGTCCTAGTGGTCCAGCAGGGGCTACAGGACCACAAGGTGTGAGTGGTACCCCTTCTAGTGTTGCTGGACCATCTGGACCACAAGGTGTGAGTGGTGTGCCAGGGACCAATGGTGCTGTAGGTGCAACGGGACCTCAAGGTACTACGGGCGCAACTGGACCTCAGGGTGTAGCAGGTCCTAGTGGACCTCAAGGTGCACAGGGTGTAGCAGGTCCATCAGGTCCATCAGGACCTCAAGGTGTAGCAGGAAGCACGGGTGGCACTGGTGCACAAGGTCCACAAGGTGCTGCTGGTGGAACAGGTGCTCAAGGTCCACAAGGTATTCAAGGTCCTGCTGGTTCAACCTCGTACACAGCAACAAGCCTTTCAGATGAAGGGTCTAACATTTTGCGCAATGCTGGTCTATGGCAGATTCAAAGTGGTATTGATACACCAATAATTTATGCTACTAACGCAGAAATTTCTTTGATTGGTTCATACTCTTCCACTACTGGCTCTGGTACTTCTTTAATAAGGGTATCAAATGGTGCTGTGAGAGTAAGCAGTTCACGCAGAGAACTAAAAAATGACATTGCTGATTTTGACAATGGTTTAGAAATAGTTAATCAATTGCGACCACGCACATTCAAATGGAACGATGCACCTGATGACCCAGAGTTTGAAAAAGGATTACACCGTGACTACACAGAACACGGTTTTATAGTCCAAGAAATAGAAGAAGTATCAGCCGACCTTCTTCATTATATCCCCGACACAGATGGCTCTCGTAAAGCAATCATGTGGAAAACAAACGATGTTATTTCATTGCTTGTATCAGCCGTAAAAGAACTGTCTTCTCAGGTAGCAGACCTTAAACTAGAAGTAGACACACTTAAAGGTTCCTGATAGTATTCCAGCATGAGATTTCATGTAGTTGGTTTACCCCACGCTAATACGACCCTAGATTTCACGGCTTGCGCTTTTACTGAGAATGTTCGTAAATTTGCAATTATGATGAAATCTCTCAACCATGAGGTTTTTCTTTATGGTGGGGAATTTACTGATGCGCCTTGTGATGAGAACATCATGTGCATTTCCGAGCAGGAGCGCCTTGACTCCCTAGAGGGCAAACACTATTCCCTTGCCTCCTTTGACTACGCTCTGCCTCATTGGGTAAAGTTCAACAACACTGCAATCGAGGAAATAGGCAAAAGGATCCAGCCCAAAGACTTTATTTGCGTTATTGGAGGAAGGGCACACAAAGTAATTGCTGATGCCTTTCCTAACCACATGACCGTAGAGTTCGAAGTTGGTTACGGTGGAACCTTTGCCAAGTACAAGGTGTTTGAGTCATACGCATGGATGCATGTCTGTTATGGAGCAGCAACTAATAACCCCCACGATGTGGATGGTCAGTTTTTTGACGATGTAATCCCAGGTCATGTTGACATCAAGGATTTCCCCTTTAGAGAGACTCCCGATGATTACTACCTTTTCATGGGTCGATTGATTGACCGTAAGGGCTACCAGGTGGCAGTAGATGTTTGTAGGCACCTTGGTAAGCGGTTGATCATTGCTGGACAAGGAACAGTTCCCGACTACGGAGAATATGTAGGAGTCGTGGGTACAGAAGAACGAGCCAAACTAATGGGTGGCGCAATAGCCTCATTTGCCCCCACCATCTACACCGAGCCATTTGGGTTAGTTGTGGCTGAAGCCATGGCATGTGGCACTCCTGTAATTACCACAGACTGGGGTGCTTTCCCTGAGAATGTAGTTCAAGGAGTTAGTGGCTTCCGTTGTCGGACATTGCAGGAATTTATTGAGGCTGCTGAAAAGGCACCAAGCCTTGACCGCAAAGCCATTAGAGAGTACGCAGTTAACCGCTTTGGGCTAGATGCCAACGCTTTGCTGTATGATAGATACTTCAACCGTCTTTTGTCTCTCTGGGGCAAAGGATTCTATGAAATCAAAGAAGGAACCTTAAATGGAATTACAAACTGATGACCTCATCAACGGACTACTTGACGAAGTAAAGCGCCTTACCTTGGAAAATATCGCTTACAAGGCAGCATTACAGCGTATGCAAGCAACCCCAATGGGCGAAACGCCTGACACAGAAGAGTAAATGCACAGTTCAAACACACCCCCTGTCCACAGGGCGCTAGTTACTTATTCCAGTACCGCCACTGGTGAAATCCGTGTAAAGATTCCATCATTGCTGGGGGCTAACTCCGAAGTATCTATCTCATATATTGGGCGTAGAGACCCATGGGCTGTCCCAGATATTGGTGAGCAGATCGTGGTTACATCGGATGATGCTAACTTGACTAATGTGTTTTGGGTTCAAATAGAACCAGCCGCTAGTTCTTCGTCTAATATGGATGGGGGATTCCCTGATTCTTCATATGTTGGGATCGATGAGATTAACGCAGGTGGTGTGTAGTGCCTATTAAAATACAACTTCGTAGGGGAACAGCCGCTCAATGGACTGCTGCAAACCCAACTCTTGCTGCTGGTGAACTAGGTTCGGAAACTGACACAGGTAAATTTAAAGTAGGCAATGGTGCTAGTGCATGGACAGCGCTTGCCTATTCATCAGGACCCGCAGGACCAACAGGTCCAGGTTCTACTGTTCCTGGACCGTCTGGCCCCTCAGGACCCAGTGGTCCTCAGGGAGTTAGCGGTACACCATCGACTGTTTCTGGTCCTTCAGGTCCAAGCGGACCTTCTGGTCCTCAAGGTATCCAAGGTCCAAGTGGTCCTTCAGGTCCTACAGGTGCAACTGGACCTCAAGGTGTCTCAGGAGTCAGTGGAACACCTGGTGGACCATCAGGTCCTACTGGACCTCAAGGTGTAGCAGGTCCATCAGGACCTCAAGGTCCATCAGGTCCATCAGGTCCATCAGGTCCACAAGGTGTAGCAGGTCCATCAGGTGCACAAGGTGCACAAGGTGTCAGTGGTGTGGCTGGTACAAATGGTACAAATGGTACAAATGGTACAAACGGCGGTGCAGGTCCATCTGGACCTTCAGGTCCCGCAGGTCCAGGTGCTAACCAAGCACTTGACACTACAAGCAATGTCACTTTCAATAATGTAACAAGCAACGGGACATTGAGCCTAAATGAATTTATTTACAACCCGCCATCTTCATCTTCTCTTAATGCTTTAGTAAGGCTATCTGTTACTGGTTCCCCTGCCTATGGAATCCGTTTCAATGCAGTGTCTTCGTTGCGTGACCATAAAGAGCAAATAGAAGACTTAAATAATGGTTTAAGTATAATTAACAATTTACGACCACGAACCTTTATCTTCAAAGAAGAACACACTTCAATGGATGAGCCATATGAAGTATTTTGTAGAAGAACCCAACGCCAATATGGTTTTATTGTCGAAGAAATACAAGAAGTTAATCCAGACCTTATTCACCATGAAGAGGGAGAAAATGGCACGGAACCACAAATGTGGAAACACCATGCCATAATAGCCTTGGCAGTAAAATCCATACAGGAACTGTCCCAGAAAGTGTCTGAATTAGAGGCTAAAATAGAAGAGTTAACTAATCCCTAAGGAACATTATGCCCAGAAAATATTCTTATTACCCCAGTTTTGACGGAAAAAAGGCACAGCCTGGCACAGAAAAACTCGCTGCGCTTTGTGCGGCCAGATGGAAAACTAAGAACCTGGGGATTTATTCCGCCAGATTGATGAGGAACTCTCATACCGAGGGTAAGAAGATTGGCGACCCTGGCATGGAAAAATGGCTTTCAGTCCATTCCACTGGGGCTGCGGTCGATATTGGGTATGACGACCGCAAGGTTGGCGTTGCCATGTGGGACTGGTTTATCAAGTACACAAAAGAATTAGGAATTGAAGAAATTCACGACTACGCCTTTGACGCAAATCCTAAAGACAAAAACAAAGGTTATGGAAGAGGCTTCCGCTGTTCAAGAGGCGAAAATTTACAAGGGGTGAAGATTTTTAGTGAGTCCGATAATGCTGGTTCATTCGGCGGTTTTTGGTTGCATTTAGAACTTTCTCCAGAGATGGCAAAAGACGCCGCAAAGTTTGAAGCAGCGTGGCGGGCACTTCCTAAGCCTGAATAATGGCAACACCAAAAAGAAGACTGGGCAAGTCACTTAATGACATACTTGCTGAAGAAGGTCGCATTAACACCAACAGGAATATGCGTCAGATCCCTACAGAAGCACCTTCCTCTGAACAAGGAAATGAACTTTCTGAATTCAACATGTTTGGTCAACCTTGGGGTGCACGAAAAACCCCCGACACAATTGGTGAGAATAGTGGGATACCCATTGATTACGCCACACAGGAAGTCATCGATGCAAAGCCTCCAAAGGATAACTATGGAAGAGGTCCTGGTAGCAGTACACGGGTTAGGTCACACAAGTTTGTTCCGCACTCTCCTGACCGCACATACCTGATTGAAAAAGCAGGAGTGGCTACAAGGACAAACACATTGGGTACTGTGTATGTTAGATTTCAACCACACCTTAATGGAAGTCATGCTAATGACATCTATAAATACTCACATGTTCCAGAAAGCGTTTACAACAACTTTGCAAACAGTGAGTCTAAGGGCAGATTTATTAATCAATTCCTTAACAACTACAAATACAGCAGAATAGGTTCACGAGATGACACAGCAAACACGGACGATCTATAAGAAGGCACAACACATACTGGGGTATGCACCCTTAGTTTTTATGTTGGTATATCTGTACATGACGGTGGTTCTACACCCCTCATTTATTATTCCTTTTCTTACTTACGCATATTTAGTGTTTAGGGGAACTACAGACATCGTCCAAGGTATTGGTCCTGTGTATTGGATTACCCGACATGACCCTCGCCAGTTGTCTGCTGGGTTTGGTACTATGCATGAGTTGAGCGCTCCATGGAGAAAAGGCGCAGGAATCTATGTTGCTGTATTTAAGCGCAGTATCCAGATTGGTTTATGCCATAAGCAAAATCTTGATGATACAGCAGGTACGCTCTCTGCCATTCAAGGTAAGTACCTAGACATCAGTGCCAAAGAAATTGGGAATTGGAATGATATTCAGAAAAGAAGCAAAACAACCAGAACGACCACGGCCTGACCGAATCAAGAACATGGATGATATCCAACTTCGTGGTTGGCTTAATTCATGCTTGATGGAACTAGGTGCGGCTTACGACAAATGGGCTTTCCACAAAGGTGACCCAGACGAATTTACTACAATCATGAATCTTGTAAAAGACTTATGGGATGAACAACGGAGCCGCATCGTCACATGATCGAGCAGGAAGACCTAGTCGAACCACTGGAAGACTTTGGTGACCCCGAAGAACTGGACGAAACTTCTGCGGAATTTATTGACCAACTAGTAAAACGAATTATAATCTTTACAGAAGAGTTCTGTGATATTGAGTTCTTTCCCTACCAGATACCTATTGCCTACCGCATTATTGAATCTGTAGTTCTGGGAGATGGTGATGAGTTGACTGTGGTCGCTACCCGTCAGTCAGGTAAGTCAGAAGTTCTTTCAGCAGTTATGGCTGGCATGATGGTCATCCTTCCTAAGTTGGCACCCATCTATCCGACATGGTTAGAGAAGTTTGACAGAGGTTTTTGGGTAGGCGTGTTTGCTCCTACCGAAGAGCAGGCAGAAACTGTATTTAGTCGTATTGTCACAAAACTAACTAGTGACCACGCTATGCAGTTCCTTCTTGACCCTGAGATTGATGACAAGGCAACAGGTGGTGGTACCCGTGGTCGTGGTCGCCTAATCACTTTGAAGCATGCTGGATCACTCTGCCGTATGCAGACATGTAACCCTAAGGCAAAGATTGAGTCTAAGACTTACCACTTCGTCCTTATCGATGAGGCTCAGGAAGCCGATGAGACCATGATCGCTAAGTCAATCAAACCCATGCTGGCGTTCAACAACGGATCGATTGCTCTTACAGGAACTGCTAACCGTCAGAAATCCTATTTCTACCGTATGATTCAGTACAACAAGCGTCGTTCCGCTAACGGTGGAAAGCGTTTCCGTGAGGCTCACTTTGAGTACGACCATAGGGTTGCCTCAAAGTACAACGACAACTACTCAAAGTTTATCTCTAAAGAGAAGTTACGCATCGGGGAAGACTCGGACGAGTTCCAGATGTCGTACTGCAATAAGTTCATTCTTGAAAAAGGAATGTTCGTTACTGAAGAGCGTATGGATCGTCTGTACGACCAGTCCATGCCTTTGGTTAAAGAATGGTGGCGTACACCCTGTGTGGCAGGAATCGATGTGGCTCGCTCAAATGACTCCACAGTAGTTACCGTTGTATGGGTTGACTGGGATCATCCAGACCCATTTGGTTTCTATGAACACCGTGTCCTCAACTGGCTTGAGATTAACAATGAGGAATGGGAAGCACAATATTTCCATATTATTGATTTCCTGCGACATTACGACCTCCTAAGGGTGGGAGTGGACTCACAGGGCGTCGGAGGCGCTGTAGCAGAGCGTCTGGCGCTTCTACTGCCTGATATTGAGGTATTGCCCATCTCATCGGATTCAAAGGCTCAGAACGAGCGCTGGGTGCATTTAACCGAATTAATTCAGAGAGATCAGTTAATTCTTCCAGGACATTCTAAGGCTAGGCGTACCCGCACATGGAAGCGCTTTAACCAACAAATGTCTGACCTTGAAAAAATCTATAAAGGACCGTACCTTTTAGCGGCTGCTCCCAATGAGCGTGGTGCTTTTGACGACTATCCTGACAGCCTTGCTATTGCTTGTGCTTTGACAGTTATGGATACGATGCCACAGGTTCAAGCCTCAACTAGCCCGTTTTTCAGATAACACCCTCTTAAAAATGATATTCTTGTAAATAAGTCAATACCCCTTTATGGAGGAGTAAATAGTGTCAGTAGCACCAAGCCCACAGTTCGCAGAAAAGGCGCCAAATGTATTTGAGCGCAGTTTCGCTCCAAGCATTCCAGGTAACAAAGGACCTCTTCGTTTTGAAGAGGGTGTCGCCACAGACACCGATGTTCCTAATGACTTCGCTCAGGGAGCGTATCTTGATACCGCACCTGCTCGTGGTCGCATGAACCATAACAACCCAGAGATGTTCTACAAGCATGCAGAACAGACAATGCAAGAGCGTGCCCATGTTGGCGCTGCTGCTTGGATTGAGGCTCCTACGGTTCTTTCAGAGTTCGTACAGGGTTCAGTCGCTGGTGACTCAATGCCATATTTCGAGTATGAGTACAACACGGGTGGACACATGAACCGTCCAAACCCAACAGTCGTTAACGACTAGTACTCATGGAAGGCGCAGAAGGCGCAGACGGTGCAGAAGGCGCAGGTGAAGCCAGCGCTCCCGCACAGGACAGTAGCGGCCCAACCACAACTGAAAGCATGCCAATTGCTCCTGTATACGCAGGATCAATGGTTCCATATAACTTTTCTCCTGCTTTGCGTACTCGCAAAAAAGAATTTCTGAGCGAGCAGTTCTACCAACGCCAAGATTACGGCACTGACTATCCAAGTCCGTTTGTACCAACGCCAATGGGTCCTCGTGGTGGTATTGATGTCGAGCGCCATATGGCTGGAACTGGTACCCCTTACACTGATCCTCTTGACCTATTTAAGTCACAAGGTAGTGACATTGATAAGAAGCAAGAGGGTGTCCGTCGTCCTTCTCGCCCTACAGACTCAAGCCGTCAGCGTCAGCGTGGAACCTCTTCATACCGTAAAGTAAACAAAGAGAATACTGATTCTGGCGGTCAGTACTGATGGCTATGACTGAGAGTGGGCTAATTGTCCCAGATGACAAAGGTCTAAGTTACACACCACGACGAGTACTTCCTGCAAAAGGTGGTGATGTTATTGGTGTTAGAGGAAAAAACTTACATCCACAACAATTTGCAACCATGACAAGAAACATTGAACATGGTGTACTAACCGCTTCAGATGATGAGATTGAATCAGGGAAAATGTGGTATCCCAAGGCTCAAGAAATTGCACATGAAGTAGGTAATGGTGACATCCGCAAGGGTGCAGGAATCTTGGCAATAACAAGTCCTCAAAACTCTTGGGGTGAGAATGTTCGAATGGCTAGAGAAATTGGTCGTACTGGAACCACCCACGGATTCATTACTCAAGACACTATTAGGCGTGCAAATGAAATTCGTGAAGGACGAGATCCCGAAGAACTACTTCCTATGAAGGTAAAGACTGGTCATTTTTTTAGAAATATAAATGACCCCTCTGACAGTTCTGCGGTAACTATTGATCGACATGCTCATGACGCAACAATCAACGAGCGTTGGGGTGGTCGTGATCGAAGACTTGGCGCAATTGGTCGTTACAGCACTTTTGTAGATGCTCACATGGCTGCAACCAACCGACTAAATACCGTTTCTGGTTTAGAAGGTTTAAACCCTGGGCAAACTCAAGCAATCAACTGGGTTAGATGGCGTAATATCCATGGTATTACAGATTAATTATGGATCCCGCAATCGCCACCATTATTGTTGCAGTAATTACTACCTTTGGTTTTTCAATTAAAGAGTTTAAATCAATGAAGAAGGCTAACTCGCTTGACCACGGTCAAGTAATGCAACGCTTGGATAAAGTTCAAGACAGCGTTAACCATGTCGCTGAAAGACTTGACGACCATGTTGATTGGCACCTGAAGAAGTAAAGTCTTAGCATCGTGCATTAGTTCGTGATACGATGCACAGTGAGTTCTTGAATAGAACTCTGCATAGATATCCTAGGGAGTCAAAATGGCAGATAAGACCAGTAGGTCTTTGTATGACGATTTGATGGAACCTCGCTTGAACGCTAACCAAGTTCATTGCAAGTTGTCCGTCATCATGTCAGACATGGAAACAAAAGACATTGAGGCTCTTAACAGAGCAATTGCTTTAATCAAAGCAGACAGAGGACAAGGTCGTTCAAAGACTTACAGCGCTTCTTGGCTTACACAGAATTTGCGTAAGCATGGACATTCAGTAAGCATCAGTACAATCCAACGACATATAAATGGGGAGTGTCCTTGTGAGCAACTTGGCGAATGATCTAGACAAACCAGCAAACAACGCTAAGGCTCTTGGAAAACTTCTTGAGATTCTTGATCGTCAGAAGATTGACATTGACGAAATTGGTTCAGTAAAGCGTGTATCTCTTTATCAATCACTAACTAAAGACCAAGATGGTGAAGCACAAATTCACGACCTTGCGGCTATTCAGTTCTCACCAAAGTGGGCAGAAGGTCCTGAATGGGATCCTGTTAACCAAGGTCCTGCTGTTAAATTGCCAACAAACAATGTAACTAAAACACCAAAGAAAACAGAGTGGAATACAGCAGTAGTCCTACCTGACATGCAGATCGGCTACTTTCGTAATGCATTAGGTGAACTTGAAGGTATCCATGATGAGCGGGCTATCGACATCTGCGTTGCAATGATCAAGGATTTAAAGCCTGAAAAAGTAGTCATGCATGGTGACAACTTGGACTTTGCTGAGTTTGGTAAATACCGACTTAGTCCTGCCTATGCATTGACAACTCAAAAATCAATTGACTACGCAACAATTCTTATGGCTCGTATTCGTGCTGCTGCTCCTGACGCTGAAATTGTTTGGCTTGCTGGAAACCATGAAGAGCGTCTTGTTAACTACACATTAGATAATGCAAAGGCTTCTTTTGGTTTGAGGCGTGGAGACACACCAGACAACTGGCCCGTACTTTCGGTTCCGTTCCTCTGTCGTTTTAATGATTTCAATATTCAATATGTTCCTGGCTACCCTGCTGGTTACTATTGGATTAATCAGAAGTTGAAAGTTATCCATGGTACTCGTGTTAAAAGCAACGGCTCTACAGCACACATGTATTTGGCTAATGAAAAGACCTCAGTGCTCTATGGACACATCCACCGCCGTGAGTGGGCAGAAGTAACCCGTGAAGACTATGACGGTCGTAAGACCATCCTTGCGGCTTCTGCTGGTTGCCTTGCTCGTGTTGATGGCGCTGTACCATCTACTAAAGGTGGTATCGACCTTGACGGTCGCCCGATGACAATCACTGAGAACTGGCAACAGGGTCTCTGTGTAGTCAACTACAAAGATGGTGATGCCGAATTCAACCTTGAGATGATCCCCATCCGAGATGGTTGGGCGATGTACCACAACAAGGAATACACCGCCTAATGACAACTATTGTGGGTATCCAAGGTGACAACTATGCGGTACTTTGCACAGATAGTCGTATTGCCTCATTTGACGACTCAGGGTCGGCATATCAGGTAACTACCCTTGGGGCTGGAACATCCAAGATTGCCGCTAATGGTAAGTACATCATGGGCGCTGCTGGAGATGTTCGAGCAATCAACATCCTTCAGCATGTGTTTGTTCCACCAATACCACCTGCCAATACTCTTGGTAAGAAACTTGATCAGTTCATTACCCGTCAGTTCATACCTTCTCTTAGGTCTTGTTTTGACGAGCAGGGTTATTCCTCAGCAAAAGATGACAAAGAACATATTGCTGAACAAGGGTCAACCATCATTGTAGTTGTCCATGGGACTATCTATATTCTTGAGGGTGACTACTCTTGGACTAGCGATAGCAATGGTATTTACGCTGTAGGTACAGGTTCCTCTTACGCTTTGGGCGCTTTACACACCCTTGCGGTAGGTAAACAGTTGACACCACAGCAGGCTAAAACCGTTGCAAATAAGGCAATTACCGTGGCTAGTAAGTTTGATCCATACACGGGAGCACCCTTCCAATCCTTTATGCAAGAACGAGATTCTAAAAAATAGTATCATTGAGTGTCACTTCTACTAGGAGCATTCATGGCTACAAAGAACCAACAGGTCGCAGACCAGACTCTCAAGGGTGCCGCTGTCGGCGCACTCTCTTATTTCCTTGCTAAGGCAAATATTGATCCAGGCGCACAGGCTGCAATTATGCCACTCGTTATTACAGGTCTTGCTTATGCCAGCACCCTCGTTGGTGACAAGGGAACTGCTAACTTCCTAGCCAAGGCTTCCGTAGAACTTCCTGAAGTTGTTGAAGAATTGACTGTTGCAGTAGCAAAGAAAAAAGCCCCTGCTAAGAAGGCGGCTCCTGCTAAGAAGGCGGCTCCTAAGGCTGGTGCCTGATGTCAGAAAAGACATTTGATAATGGTGAATTTCTATACCCAGGAATTGACCCACATAAATTAGTTGCTGACACTCTTGCAAATGGTGGATCAACCACCTTTGCTTCTGGAAAATCACCAACTTCTGGTACTTCTGTATCTCTACCTGGTCATGAAGAGCGTGTGCCAACAGATGACTTTGGTGTTACTGATGTAATGCGTTATATGCATACACCAGAAAATCACGCAAAACTAACGGGTCGTCCTAACCGTGCACTCGGTATGTGGGCGGATACTGACGAATCAGGTAAGCCTCACATCTTTCAAGATGTTTCTCGTGTATTTAAAGACACCCCACGCAGTAATCGCTTAGCACGAACTTCCGCTGTTGGTGGAAACCAAATGGGTATCTACAATATTGAAACATTTACTACAGAATATAACCCCACACATCCTGATGTTTTAAAAAGGGCTGGTGGAAATGTTGAGTTAGACCCAGGTGAAGCAGAGCGATACACTACTTCAGAAGCACCTGTCGGTACAGAAGTAGTTACTGGTGCTACAACAGAAACACAAAGATTCTCCCGTGGTCGTGGTCGTAAAAAAGCAGTAGTTCCAGCGGGTCAAGGAACATTCATCTTTACTGGTGCTGGTAGTCAATTACAGCCTCCACCAACCACAAAAAAGTAGTAAGGTCTAACTCATGGCAATGGACTTCTGGTCACCATCTTATAGAGCAGCATCGAGTGACCTCACTGTTGCTATCTCCCCACTTGGTTTGGTGGAATTAGCAGACGAAGAGTTTGAAGTACATGGACCTCGCTTAAACCGTTACTCAGCCGCATGGGCTTGGTACCTTGGTCACCACTGGTCATACCGTCGTGAAATGGGTGAGTCCCAGTTCTACCTTAACTATGTCCGCACGATGTCTGACTACATCACCAACTTTTGCTTTGGTAAAGGTGTTCAATTTCGTTGCCCAGAACAAAACTCAGCCATCATCCCTCATTTGCTGGCGCAAGTATGGGAAAACCATAACAACAAGCATTATGTCCTTTGGGAAATGGGTCAACTAGCATCCGTTACTGGTGACTGTTTTGTAAAGATTGCATATGAAGAACCATATGTAGACAGCGTTGGTATCCCTGTTGAAGGTCGTATCCGTGTTATCCCGTTGAACCCAGCACATTGCTTCCCTGAGTATCACCCACATGACCGTGACCGATTGCTTCGCTTTAAACTTAAATACCGTTTCTGGGGTACATCTCCTGAAGGAACTCGTCAGGTTTACACCTTTACCGAAATTCTTTCTGATGACATGATTCAACAATTCATCAATGACGAACTAATTGATCAATACGACAACGCTTTGGGAACTATCCCTGTTGTGCATATCCCCAACACCTCTATCTCTTCTTCTCCATGGGGTCAGTCAGACATCTGGGATATCATCCCACTTAACCGTGAACTCAATGAGAAGATGGTTGAAGTTTCTGACATCATCAACTACCACGCCGCTCCTGTAACTATTATTACTGGCGCTAAGGCTTCTCAATTGGAGCGTGGACCTAAGAAAGTTTGGGCAGGTCTTCCTAAGGACGCCAGCGTATTCAACCTTGAGTCCAGTGGAAACATGGCTGGCGCTCTTGAATACATCACTTTCATTAAGCGTTCTATGCATGAGATGACTGGTGTACCTGAGACCGCTCTTGGTCAATTCCAACCTGTATCTAACACCTCTGGTGTTGCTTTGGCAATTCAGTATCAGCCAATGATGAACCGTTTCATGATGAAAAAGGTTCACTTTACTAAAGGTCTTGAGCGTATAAATGAAATTATCATTCGTACTGCTGCTGTGTTTGAACCACAGATGCTTCAATATGATCCAAGTAAAGCAGCGATGCCTGAGCGTGATCAAGCAACGGCACTAGACCCTGCTGACCCCCTTACTTACAAGACAATGGTTCACTGGCCTGAGCCACTCCCTGTCGACCAACTCATCAAACTCAATGAGGTTCAAGCCAAGATGGCTCTTGGTTTGGAATCCAAGCGTGGTGCTTTGCGCCTTCTTGGAGAAGAATTCCCGAACGAGAAGATGGACGAAATTTTTGAGGAACTGCAAGACGACGCAGTCGATCAAGGAGCACTTGATATGCTCCGTGCCCAGATCAGCCAAGCAGTAATGCTGGCTACTGGAATGATTCCTGGATCTGATGGTCCAGAAATGGCTTCTGCTGGAGGTGCTAATGTATCTTCCACAGGAGGCTCTCCTGATAGTGGTGGACCAATGCCTGGTGCAGTGGTCACTCCACAAGAAGAGCAGATGGTAAATCAACTTGTAGCAAAGGCATACGGAGCACGGTTCGCCCAGCGTCGTGTGCCTGACGAAGAATCATAAGTCAAACAATTCAAGCCCTAAAAAGCAAAACTAACAAAGTAAGTAGGTAATTAATGTCCAAGAACACCGTCCCCGAAGGGGACATTATTTCTGTCCCAATGGATTCTCCACAAGTGGAGCAATTTGTTGAAGACGCAATGAAAAGTACAAACGCCAAACTCTTCTCTGAAGATGAGGTAGAAGGTATCCGTAAGCAGGAAAAAGACAAGATGTACAAGCGTCTTGAAGAGGCAGATGTCCGTGTGAAAAACATGGAAGAGCAGATGTCACTTATTGCCAAGGAGCGAGAAGAAGCCCGCAAGCAAGCAGAAGCCCTTTCTAAAAAAGAATCGGAAATTCTGCGTCAGCGTGAAATCGACGAACTCAGCGCTAAAGAACTTCTCCTTAAACAGGAAGATGAATTCAATCAGCGCATCAATACCGTTGAGCAAGAGTGGCAAGCACGCCTTGAAACCATTGAAGCACAACGCCAAGCCCAAGAAGCATTGCTCGATAAAGAGCGCCAGATGCAGGCTTTGACCCATTATCGCAATACTCGTCTGCAAGCAGAACAAGAATCAATCATCCCAGAATTGATCGATCTTGTGTCAGGAAACAGCGAGGATGAGATCGAACAATCAATTGCTGTACTGCGTGAGCGTTCATCTGCTATTATTGAATCAATCCAGCAAGCGACTCAGCAACAGCAAGGTCGCTTGAGGGGGGCACCCGTAACGGCGCCTCCTGTTGGGCCAATGGAAACTCAAACGGAATACCAACAGTTAAGTGCGGATGATATCCGCAATATGTCGATGGATCAGTACTCAAAAATGCGGGATAGGCTCCTGAACGCACGGTCTCCTAGAGGCCGTTTCTAAAACATAACAACCCCTATCCACGGAGGATAAACCCATGGCCCTTCCAGGTCCCGTAGGTGGCGCAGTAACAACGGCAGGTGCGACAAGCGCAACTGGCTATACCGTTGGCGGCACCGCTCTCAGCCCAGCGATCCAGACTATCTGGTCGAAAGAAATTCTTTTCCAGGCGATGCCAGTGCTTCGCTTTGAACAGTTTGCCGTCAAGAAGACGGAACTGGGCGTCATGCCAGGTCTCACCATTAACTTCATGCGTTACAACAACCTTGCAACGGACGAGTCAACAGGTGCAGAATTGACAGAAGGTACCCGTATGGAGCCTTCAGCACTTTCAGCAAGTCAGATCCAGATCACTGTTAAAGAACAAGGTAAGGCAGTTTCGGTTACCGAACTCCTCCTCAACGCTTCTTTCGATGATGTTATGGCTTCGTCTTCACGCCTTCTTGGTCGTCACATGGCTCAGTCCATGGACATCCAGGCTCGTAACACGCTGTACGCATCAGGTGTTCCTTTCGGTGGCGGCTCTGCCGTTGCACCGTCAGTAGTCTTCGGACGCACCGCTCCTTCTACCCGTGGTCCTCGTGCTCCTTACGAGTACGCAGCCGCTGGTAACTCAGGCGCACCTGGCTACATGTCACCTGCAACCGTCAAGGACGCAGTTGAGATCTTGGCTAACCAGAACATCCCTCGCCTTGGCGATACCTATGTATGTTTCGTACACCCTTCACAGAGCCGTGCGCTTCGTGACTGGCCAGAATTCATCGAAGTAACAAAGTATGCCGCTCCAGGTAACTTCATGCTCGGTGAAATTGGTCGTTTGTACGATGTGGTCTTCATTGAAACCACCCAGGTTAAGTCTGGTCTTGGTTTGGTTGACTCCAACCCAGCAACAAGTACCCGTGACGCAGTTCTTTCGAACTCGTTCTCTTCAATCATGATCGGTGACAACGCATTCGGACAAGCAATTGCCCTTCCAGTTGAACTCCGTGATGGTGGTGTAATCGACTTCGGTCGTGAGCACGGCTTGTCATGGTACGCAATCTGGGGCTTCGGTGTCATCACACACGAATCTCGTGTTATCATCAACACACTCGGTGGCGCAGTACCAACTGCCTAATCCACTAGGTCAACTTAAAGTGGGGGAATGGCGCAAGCCTAGTACCCCACTTTTTAAGTTAAATTTTTAACCACTACCAAAAGGAGTAGCCATGGCTACGAAACGCACAAATGTTACAACCACAGATATCTTCTCAGAACCAGAAGAGACCACTACTGAAGTAGTGGAGACATCAGTACCTGAAAGTACTACTGTCGTTTCTCCTGGCGCACCTGATACCAAAAAAGGCCGAGTTAAAGGCACATGGAAGATGTACTGGGGTCAAGAAACTTTTGACTTTGAGGATGGGACAACTTATACACTTCCCGCAGGTTTGTATGACCACCTTAAAAACCACGGGAACATCTACGACACTCTCTAAGGAATAAATGTCTGGCTTTACAATTCCAAATACGCCTGATTCATTCAATCAAAATCAGGCAGAGCCAGACTCCCTAGACTTCCAGATTCTTGGAAATCAAAAAAGTGGTGTTGTCAGTGGACTGGTCGTTGCACCAGGATCTGCTACACAGACTGTCACAGTCTCTGCTGGTGAAGTACTTATCAATGGGGCTTATTACCCATACGCAGGTGGCACGGTTTTATTAACCCCATATACATCTCCTGCTTTCTTTGACATCATTCATGCTCGATTATCAAGCGGTTCAATTACTTGCTTTGCAGTACGACCAGCCGCTGGAAGTACTAACCCACGATTCCCTTCATCTGGTACTGGTACCAATGATGTAAACATTGATTCAACTGATGTTGTACTAGCCGCTGTATGGCGTGTTGATAGTGGTATACCTGTTGCACAAGCAATTACTGATAAGCGCATTTTTGTTCGCTCCAGTACTGCTCGCACACTTACAGACACAGTTTCTTCTAACCGTGGTTCAGCAGGTGACACCTATGTCAATACTGCATGGACACCTAACAGCACCACTGCCTCACCATTCTCAGTAAAAGTAGGTAGTACTTGGTACAACCTTTCTTACTGGACAGCCAACAGCAACATCTCTACAACGGGCACTATCACCGCAAACGGTGGTTTTGTAGGCAACGCCTCATCTGCTAGTAGCGTCCCTTACTCAGGTTTAACTGGAACTGTCCCTACTTGGAATCAGAGCACAACTGGTAAAGCCGCAACTGCTGGTGTGGCTGATAGCGCCAACGCAGTAACTTGGGCAAATGTTAGTGGTAAGCCTGCTATTGGAAATGTTTTCAATGACGGTGGAACTTACAACATCAATATTTCTGGCACTGCTGCTGCTGCTAATGCAGTCAGTTGGGCAAATGTTAGTGGTAAACCAGCCATTGCCTATAATGATGGTGGTACTTATAGCATTAACATTACTGGCAGTGCTGGTAGTGCTGGTAGCGCAGGAAGTGCTTCTACAGCAGGTTATCTTTCTGCAATTGTCAATGTGGACCCGCTTGGTGGACCATACATTGGTTGGAGCAGTGGTTCTGGTTGGTGGGCTGTTTCTGGAACATTATCTATTGGAACATTTATATTTGGTGGTACCCGTACTACAACAGCCGCTGCTAACATGCGTGTTCTTGCAGGTGGAGAAGTTGCAACCGTTACCTCACTTCGTAAATACAAAGAACAAATTAACTCTTTTACTGATGGTTTAAATATCATCAATTCTTTAACTCCCCGTACCTTTAAAGCAATCCCTCAAGAATCTGACGGAGTAATTGAAAAAGATCAATACGAAAACAGTATTAGTCATGGTTTTATTGTTGATGAAATCTTAGAAGTACAACCACAACTCATTGAGTTTGGTATTACAGATGGAGAAATTGTTCCACAAATGTGGAAAACAAACGATGTTATTTCTATCCTTGTACAAGCAGTCCAGGAACTTTCCGCAAAAGTTGAAGCCCTAGAGGCTCCATAATGGATGAGCGCCCCATCCCTACACCAACAGGGACTGTCGCAGACATCACCCGTGTGCGTACCGTGATGTCTCATAGGCACCGTGAGCAACAGCCTCAGATTAACCAAGCGTCCCTAGACACCATCCCAGGTGTAAGTTCAGGAGATCAATAATGGCTGGAACAACTAGTAGTGGTCTAACCGTTCTGGAACACACTGTCCAGTTAGCCCGAAACTATCTTCGTGACTTTCCTAAGTTCTTTCAGGTCTCTTTTGATACCATCGGTCGCACCTATGAACTGGGTCAAGTAAACATTGACTCAACGACTTTGTGGGTTGCGACGGTAACTTCGGGTGTTGTTACACAACTCACTACTTCTCAATACAGCATCGATAACCGTAATGGTATTATGCGCCTTGCAGGAACCCCACCTTCTAATACAACCATCATGGTTGAAGGTTATTACTATGAGTGGATTCTTCCCCAAGATCTTGAGTTTTACGCAGAGCGTTCAATTAACTTCCACAAACCAACTATTAAGATTCCTCTAGAGCAGGCAAGCGCCGCAGTATTGGATGTAGTGGGTCTGGGAGCGCTTGTAGAGGCACTACAGTCACTTATGACAGAATATGCCCGTGACATCGATGTAATGACTTCTGAGTCCATTCACATCCCTGGTTCTCAGCGTTTCCGTATGCTCCAAAGCCTTGTCCAAGCATGGGAAGTTGAGTACCGCAAACACGCCAATAACCTCAACATTGGTCCTGAGCGTATCGAGCAGTTCAGCCTTCGCCGTATCTCACGCACAACTAACCGCTATGTACCACTGTATGTGGGTAAAGAACTTGGCGAGTACGGTCCTCTGGAGCGCATTTTCAAAGAAGACACAGAAGGTCATATCCTTATTGAAGAACAAGACGAACCATTGCGGGAGGATGTATTCATCGAAGGGGTTCCTCCAACTGCATACACTAGTGAATCTTACTTTTAATGGAAATTCGGAGAGAATTAGCCAGCATTAGGAAGCACTACCGTAGGTACCAGCAAGCCTACGGTGAGTCTATTGTATGGTTTGAGTTCACACCGCTGGGTACAAACACCACAACGGCATCTGTCTACGATGATGTCTACGACGAGGGTGTGCCTGGAACTGGTGGTCGCAAGTACAAAAAGGGAGTGGTAGTACCAGTCCTGATGATTACCGAGGCTGAAGATCAGAAGCGTGCCATCCCTGAAGGTCGTCAGGCTGTCCAATTAACTAACTTCGTGGCGTCCATCCAGGACTTTAGGGATGCTGGGGTTACTACCCCCTATGAGTACCGTGGTCACCTTAACGATATGTTCTTCTATGATGGTCGTTATTTTTCAGTAACTTCTTACCGTGTCAGAGGACGAGCATCTGATGATGTCATTCTCGTCGTTGAAGGTATTGAGGTATACATCAATCAGGAAATGCCTTTTGATGTGGGTCCGACTGCCACCTCATCCCAGAATCTTCCTTGGCCTTCTACCCTACCTCAACTCTGATAAACTGGAAGTAATCTCGGTGAGCGCCAAGATTTACAACGCCTAGAGTCTCGTGGGAGAAGTAATGACTTCTGCACAATTGCATACATCCACGAACTCTAATAGCATTATCCGTGGAGAGTTCCCAACTTCTTGGTTCTTTGAGGATCTCCTAGAGGCTTATCCAAAAGCCGTAATTGCCTCCGTTAAAGAACTTCTTGAAAACGAGCAATCACACCTTGCTAGTAACATGTCAAACCACCCAGACTGGGCGCACCTGTCAGACCAGGCTAAGGTTGGTCTAGTCGATGGTCATGTTGAATACAGCGTAAATACCCCCACAAATGAAGTAACCATGCTTGAGTATGGTGATCCAACTCAACAAGTTGTTGCTACTGGGCTTCTTCGGTCTACGGCTTTCAAGCGTGGTCAAGATCTCAAAAAAGAATTAACTTCCTTACTTTCTAAGAAACTGTCGGGGAACAATGCCTAATCCTGGATTCCTTCTTGCTGAAGATGCTGCCCTTAAAGCACGGTTTGCCACATTGTCTGTCTCGGATGACCGCAATGGCTCTCGTCCAGTGCAAGTTTTTTATCGCTACCCAGAAGCAGAGACTGAGCGGTCTTACCCTTTCTTGACTATTGAGATGATTGACTTAGTTCACGCCAAGAACCGTCAGCATTCAGAAGTAGATTTGACTTACGCCAAGGTCGGAATACCTCAACGAAGTAGGTTTATTGGAAGACCCAATGAATTGCAATACTGGCCTAGCCGCATTTCAAACATGAACACTATTACTGGTACTACAACCATTGAGTTCATTACTAGCAAAGAGTTTGTCCCAGTAGACCTTTTGTATCAAGTTTCTACATTTACTCGTAGCGCCCTACACGATCGCCAACTTAGCAGTCAAATGTTGAGTACAATTGTTCCATTCCGAAAAGGGTACATTGATATCCCAGAGGATGGCACAACTCGTCGTCTTGATCTTTTAGATTGGACAACGGCGGACCTTCTAGACTCTGAGTCTGGATACCGTAAGCGTATTTTTCGCAAGATTTATACTCTTCAAATGACTGCTGAGATACCATCAGCAGACATGTATGGCCTACACCAAGTCACCAGCATTATCCCAACAATCGAAGCACTCACAAGTACCCCGTAACCCCCGTCTATTGCTAAGGAGCAAAAATGGCAACATACTCCCGCCCAGGTGTATATATCACCGAAGGCCCATTCTCTACAGTCACGCAAACTGGAACTGAAGTAACGCCCACAGCGTTCCTCGGTACAGCCGCCCGTGGTCCTGTACTACCAACTCGTATTGACTCTTGGGGTCAGTATAAGACACTCTATGGTGATCTCACTAACTCATCTGATCTCGGCTACGCCGTTTATCACTTCTTCTCCAACGGTGGTCGCACGGCTTATGTAACCCGTGTTACACACTCCACTACTACTGGTGGTGCCGCTGCTCTCAAAGCAAAATCTGGATCAATTACAGGAACCATCGCTGGTGGTGCTAATACAACATTGTTCAGAGTACAAGCAAAAAATGTTGGTACTTGGGCAAACTACGCTGCTGCAACTTCTACTACAACAGAAGTTGGTCTTAAAGTAATTATCACTGCTGGATTGCGTAATGGTGTTGCTGAAAGCCTTGGTGGCACAGGTACCCCCCTTACTTTCAACCTTGCTGTTTTGTTTAATGGCGCTGAAGTAGAGCGCTGGACTGAAGTATCACTTGATCCAGACTCCCCACAATACATCACTACAATTGTTAACTCTTATTCAACTTTTGTAGATGTTTATGAAGTAGATGCCACACTTGTTGCTGGCGTGGTTTACACCATTACTGCTGCGACATACACTCTAGGAGTCACTGCGGGAACTAATGGTGCTGTCGTAGATGCTGACTGGAATGCTGCTGTAGATTCCCTTAACTATGTTAATGGTTCAATCTTGGTCAACCTTGTAGGACAGACAACTTCTACACGAGTAAACTACGCACTTACCTACGCTGAATCCCGTGGAAATGCTTTTGTAATCATTGATGCAGACCCAACTCAGACACTTACCGCAGGAATCACTGGTGTGACCAGTAACTACAGCAAGTCATCCTATGGTGCAGTGTATTATCCAATGCTCCAAATGCCAGACCCAGCCCGTGCTGGTTCTGCAACATTGCGAAACACCTACCCAGGTGGAGCAGTTGCTGGTTTGTACACCCGTGTGGAAGCAGATCGTTCCGTTGGAAAAGCGCCTGCTGGATATGCTTATGATGTTCGTGGGACCTATGGTCTTGCAGTAAACTTCACTAATGCTGAAACTGGTCTTTTGTATGATGCCCATGTCAACACCATGAAAAACATTCCTGGTGGTGGGGTAATCATTAATGGTTCCCGCACACTTAAAAAAACAGACATTACAAAGTATGTTCCTGTCCGCCGTACACTCAACTTTGTAAAAGCAAATGTTGAAGAAATTGCTCAATCTGCTTTGTTTGAACCAAACGGTGAGCGTACATGGTCACAATTGAACAGTCGTATCTCACGGTTCCTCTCAGACCTGTGGTCTGCTGGGGCACTTAAAGGACGCAATTCACTTGAATCTTTCTATGTAATTTGTAACTCTACAAACAACCCTGACTATGCAATACAAAATGGTGAACTTCATGTCGAGGTAGGTGTGGCTTTACAAGCACCTGCTGAATTTATTGTTATTAATATCAGCCAGTTCTCTGGCGGATCCAACACCACCGTAGAAACGGTTTAAGGAGTAAAAATGTCAAGAGCACAACGCACCGATCCACTTCGTAACTTTAAGTTTCAAGTAGAAATCGAACCAACTAATAGTGCATTAGCATCACTTTCCCCCAAGTTAGCCAAACTTGGATTTACAACAATGAGTGGTCTTAGTGTTACTAATGACATGCTTGCCTATCGTGAAGGTGGAATGAACACCCACACTCATAAAATGGTTGGTCTGTCAGACTTTAGCGCCGTATCATTTGTTCGTGGAGTCTTTGCTGATGGCAATGAACTTTGGAAGTGGCAACAATTCATCCATTCATGGGAAGGTGGAGTACCTAACGGAAGTAAGGGAACTGGCGCTGCTCAAGATTACCGCTGTGACATCACAGTAACTGTCTATGATCATCCAACCACTAGCAATAACTACACCTATTCAGGTGGAGATGGTATTGCTATTGAACCAACCCCTGGTAACAAGCGCCTCATGATGAAGTTGTTCAACTGCTGGCCTGGAGTATTCAGTCTTGGTGGTTTAAGTGCTGGTGACAGTGGAATCCTGGTACAGGAACTTACAGTCCACCACGAAGGATTTGTGTTAGCATTCAATCAAGCAGATGCTACTAACTACAGCCTTAACTGGTAACACTTTAATAAAGGAATACTAAATGTCAGATAACTTGTCTTCGCTTGCACAAAGCGCCAATACTGCTATTACAGACCCAGCACCATATATTGACTCCCCTCCAGTAACTGATATTCAGTTACTACGGGGGTTGTTCAACACAGAATCTGGGGAATGGCAAACTACAGCCGTTGTGAGAGAGTTGACAGGAGAAGATGAAGAAGCCCTTGCTACTTTTGATTCAAAGGAAGGTGTTACCTATGGTGAATACCTTGCCCACTTACTACAACGAGCAGTCGTGTCTATTGGTTCACAAGAAGTAAATAAGAACAAAGACATCATTGATAATTTAATTATTGGTGATAGAGATGTTTTATTTTTAGCAATTGTACGGGCTACCTATGGTAAAACCCGTGAAGTACAATTAAGTTGTGGCAGTTGCGGGGGAAGCAACGATGTCGCAATTGACTTAGACGAAGATTTTAAAATGGAAAAAGTTGAGGATGACCTAAGTCAACCAATACTTGTCAAACTAAAAGATGGAAACACTTTATCGTTTAACTTGCCAACAACTGGAGACAGTCTTTACGCATCAAAAAAGGGTAAGACTGTAGCCGAGCAAAATACTTTTATTATTGCTCGGTGTTTACAATCAGATGAGGGAACACCTTCATCTCGTGAATCTTGGTCAAAGAAACTAAATGTAGCGGATCGTAAAAAGATCTTAAAGAAAATCACCTCGGTACAACCAGGTCCCCGTATGGGGGAGGTGGAGACTCAATGTGCCCACTGTGAAGAAAATTTAACAGTGGTTCTCGATTGGGTCTCACTTTTATTCAGTTAATCTGAAACTTATATATTGGGAATATGAAAAGATTGCCTCTTCGTACAGAGGTTTTGGTCTTAGCGACCTTAAATCAATGTCCGTGCGTCAGCGTGCCTACTGGTTCGGTATGGCAAAATGGCGCAATAATTAGGAATTAAAACATGCCCGAAGAAACCCCAATTGATCACGCAGGTGTTATGAAAGCCAGCGTTGGTGGGCGTACTACTTTAGGTCTTGATGACCGTGCCGTAGACAAAGTAGTTGCTGGTATTACCAAAATTACTGGTGCTTATGAAAAATTAAGGACCGCTGCATCTGGTGCTGCTAGGGCAATGAGTAGTGGTGGACGAGGAATGACCACTAGTGGTACGACTAGTGGTGCTGGTAACACCTCAGTTGCTGCTTCTATGTCCTCATCACTATCTGCAATACCTTCTGTTGGCGGTGGTGGAGGCGGAGGAACCCCCCCTATACCTGGAGGCGGTGGCGGAGGCGGTGGCGGAACTATTGGCAACAATGTCATGAACACCATTAACGCTGGCATGAAACCAATAGGTGACGCCATGTCGGCAATAGGTGCCCGTGTGGAGCGTGGTGCTCAGTACTCTTTGCAAGCCGACCGAATGTCTGTACAACTACAACAAATGTATGGAATGTCAAATAGACAAGTCCGTAACCAATTGCGTATGCCACTTACTAGCCACTACCTTCTTGGTGGTGGTACTGCTATCAATGATCTTTTAGGAATGCAGGCAAGCACAGGATTATCTGCTGAAAAAAATGCTTCCACCGTAGAGTCTCTCCGTGCTGTATCAGGATTCTCTTATGGTTCTGGAGACATCACAAAGATGCTATCCACTATGGGTTCTCCAGATGTAGCAAACAAAATGTTTATGATGGGTGGAACTGGCATGTATGGCATTGGGGGAAAGCAACGCTCAGGTATGCAATCCATCCAAGATATTGTTCGTCGTACTGGATTGACTAACCCTGATGCGCTAAAGGGCGCCCTTCAACAAGGGTCTAACACCCGCCAGCGTTTGGATGCAATGGGTGTACCACAGGATATGCAAGACCTAGTTATTCAATATGCCATGCAAAATAACTCTTTTCAAAAAAAGAGCGGCAAAAATGTTATGTATGACCCCTCGGTCCAAGAGGACAGAGAAGTAACTGGTATTGAAGGAACCTACGCTGTTCAACATGAAAAGACTACTGGTGAAAGACTCAAGCGTGAAGAACGGTTTTATGGTCGTCAAACAGATAGTTTTGCTCAATTTGAAAGAAACCTTCGCACAACAACTCAAATGTTTGCAAAATTAGAAGATGCAATGCAATCAGTTATTGGTATGTATATAAGCGCTAAAGGTCACCCTGTAACTGAAGCCCTAAAGTATGGCGTTGGAACAGGAATTAACTTTGGAAAGAACGCAGCAGTAACTGCGTTTGACTTAGCAGGGTTAGCCGCAGGTGGGGGACCTGGTGGAGATGCGGTCGACAGCAAACAAAAAAGTGTGTCAACAACCACAACAGCGCCAACTAAGGGATCTACAGCAGATGCAGGACCTGCTGGAGCAGAGCAAAATGTCAAAAAGTTAAGCAAAAACAACGAAGATAAATTAGCAACATTAGATCCAAGACTTGCTATACCTCTTCGAAGAGTTCTTGAGGCAAACTCATCATTAAAGATTGGTGATGCAGTTAGAAGTGAAGCACAACAAGAGCAGTCATTTAGACAACGCTATTATCCAACAGATAAACCACAATCTGAAAAAAGTGAAACAGGTCGTATTTGGAATGGCGTTGTTTGGGAAATGAAAAACACTAAAGATTATCCTATGGCTCCTCCAGGTCAATCTATGCACCAGCGTGGTCTAGCGGCTGATGTTGTTGGTGATGACAACTGGCTTAGAGCAAATGCCGCAAAATATGGGTTAGCACATGGTGGAACACAAGCAGGTGCTCAAAGCGATGAACCATTCCATCTTCAACCAGCGGGAACAATGGGTTCTATGTATGGTGGTGGAAACTCGGTAAGTAAGAGTGGAAGTTCTTCGGGTGTCAGTAAAAGTTCAGTTAAGAAATTAAATGTATTTTCAAAGACAAGCATATCTACTAGTAAAGTAAGTATGGCACCATTGACTTCTGCGGTAGGTGGGGCTGCTGGATCAATCAAGTCATACATTGAAAAAGGTGGACTTAAATCTGAAGGTTCTATTGTTGGAAACACCGACAAAATATCTTCTTTAAGTCTTGGTGCTAGTGCTGTTGTACGAGGAAAAGGAACTAATAGTTCTGGTGACCCTATTGACTACCGACCAAGTTTGTCACAAAGTATGGCACCGCAACAACCTGCTCCTGCACAAGGATCTTCTCAATCAGGGCAAGCAGCAGGAAGTACTATTACTATCTCTCCAAATATTTATTTAAATGGATCGCAAGATATGTCAACTGATTTGCGCCGAATTGCACGGGAAGTTGGATCCCTACTTGAACAGGAAGTTAAACTGAAAATGATGAGGACTTCATAATGGCTATTTACGATGATACAACTGGTAAAGAATCCCCTTCGCCAAGCACTCAAAAAAGGAAAATACTATCTGGAAATGTAGGATATGCAACTAATCAGTTTTTTGGAATATTAGATACTGAACCATCTGATCTAACGCATACCGACGCAGATAACCCGTCATTTGATTGGCCCTCAAATAAAACACATTATGTAGATGGTACTAACAATAAAACTTCACAAGAAATACAGCGTGGTTACATGAGAAGTTTAATTACTGACCCCCATGTCAATCTGGGTAATATTGTTGGTGGTGATATGACGACACCAAATCGTAGGTTATTCTTTCAATTTAACCCACAGGCTATTCGAAGAGATGTGTCACAGACACCTGGAGCAATGCTTCCTTTGTTACAAAGCCCTGAACAACTCATGCAAGCAGTTCCAGGTGTTTCAACATTTGGGTTTAGTTTGATGTTTAATCGGGAATCTGAAGTTAATAAAGGAACTAAACAAACAGAAAATGATGCAATAATGTTGCCTAATGGATCAGCAGCATTAGTTTCTCAAGTAGGTGTTCTTGCAGATATTTTTGTCTTAGACACAATTACTGGTCAAGGAATATCATCTGACATGATCAAGGCGCTGGCTCAAAGACAGTCAGACTTTTTGACACAACAGATGGACGCAGAAAAAGAAGCATTAAAAGATTTATCTAAAAAAGATCAAAAAGCAGGTGAAGTCTTTGGAAAACTTAAAAAACTTGAAACTTCTCCTGATGCACTTTCAGAAAAGTTTAGAGTAAACCTTGGTAACTCTGCTTTCCTAAACCCACAACCTTTTCGTGTGATGTTCTCAACTTTATTTATGGTTGAAGGAATTGCAACAAATGTTTCTGTAAACTTTACTAAATTTAGTCAAACCATGGTACCTACACAATGCACAGTAGACATCAATATGTACGCCCTTTATATTGGGTTTGCAAAAAAGAATACATTTTTGTATGACAACTTAGTAAATACTGCAAAAGACACATCAACGCAGATAACTAAAGATGAAGAAGTTATAAATAAATTAAAAAAAGCATTGACTACTGTAAACTTTTACAGAACAGACTTTGATACTTTTCGTTTTGAGAGTGGTGAAGGGTTTTCTGCATCTATTGATGCCAACAGAACTACCGAATTTGCAAAAGCAATAGAAAAAAAAGAAATTAAAGATGTCAAAGTTCGGGTCAATCTTGAATATAAATTTAATTTAAATTCTGTAGTTAGAGGATCGGATACTACTTTAAACACTGCGCCAACAGATGAGGAATACAAAGCAAGTGCCATTTCGTTAACTTATAAAGGATCTAATGACATACCATTAGAAAAAATAACTGATGCTGCTGAAAGAGGTTTAGAATCTTCTGATTTTGTAAACATTTTATTAAAAGAATACAAAGTGTCTTCCTTTAGAAAAAATTATCTTTCTTTTAGATATTCAGTTGAACTTGCAGGAAGTGGGGACACAGGTGTGTCAGTGAGTGCCCCACTATTTTATAGTGAAGAAAAACTAAATGCTCAACCGTTTACGGGAACAGTAACCTATCCCCAATTAATTGCAAACCAAAACCCTGCTCCTCCTCCTCCTAAGTAGTAAGAAATAACAAAAATGATAGAAGCACTTTCTCGATACTCAACTACCGCAGAAGAACGAAATGGAAACATTGTAATTGTATCTGTGCGTAAACAAATGGTACTTCCAAGTTATATATCTCATTATGCTAGATTTGGTGACACTTTTACAAATTTGTCTGCTCGATACTTAGGTTCACCTCTATTCTATTGGAAAATTGCAGACATTAATCCACAGGTCCCTTTTCCTGATTACATCCCTGTCGGAACAAATATCCGTATTCCACGATGATTACTTCTGGTGCATCTCCCCTTGATATTAAATTTGAAGTAATAGTTAATGGTATGTACCTTGACTATGCTTCTGTTAAGCGTGTCAACATTGAACTACAAGAAAATATGCACAACCTTGCAATTTTAGAAGTTGGTGGAATACCCCCACAAAGTTTAACTGATTTTATTGATGTACCTATATCAATAAAAGTAAGTGTTGGTCAGATCCGTATGTATGGTTTTGTTGGGTACATTACTTACCTAGAACCAGAGTCAGTAAATAAAAATGGTCTTATTGATAACAGCCCATTCCAAATTACAAGAATATATTGTTTAGGTTCGTCATACCCAATGCGGAGTCGCAAATCACGATCATGGGAAAACAAGACTTTGCCACAAATTGCAACAGCCCTTGCAAACGAATATGCATTAACATTGGCTGTTCCAAATGATAGGTATGTCTTTCCAAGATTAGTACAGTCTGAAATGTCCGATTGGGAATTACTTGTACATGCTGCTAATTACCTTGGTTACCAAGTAATTATGCGTGGGGTACACATTGATATCTGGGATCCATTTGCATCCTTTAGTCGTACAGGATCAATACCTTTATATGCAATGTCTGGTAACAGTGGAAGATTATCGTCAGCACCTGGTCAAGTAATTAAGTTTCATGGTGTAATTGGAGCCATTACCCCATTGTCAGCAAAAACTTCTGGGACCATGCATGCATTAGTTGGTAACCAAATTATTACCAAATCTAATAATGAGTCTACTGGCTATGGTCAGACAGTTCAATCTATATTTAAAGATGAAATTTCTGGTAATGCCCATTCAGTAGAAATGCTAGAAGCATCCCTAAAAGGACGCAGTAGGCACAACTTACCCTATATTGCTCATGTAGACATTGTAGGAGACCCTATTATCCAACCTGGCATGGTTGTAAAAATTGACAAATACAACTCAGGTTTAGATGGGTTATGGATTGTCCAAGCAGTTAGGCACGAAATATCCCGTGGTACAGCAATGTCGTACCTTACTTTGGCTAAAGACTCAAATGACACAGGGACAGTTGATAGCACAGTGATCAGTGCACCTATGCCTAATTTAACTGAGCCAGTACTTAAAGGAAATCGTTGGATGACAAGAAATGAGATGATTTATGTCTATTCTTAAATACCAATGTAGAATGGTAACCTATGAAATCAATTAATATACCTTTCCGTTTTGAGAGTGGTAAGGTACCTGACACTACCGATACTGGAGTAATCGCCAAACAACGAATTGCAGATGTGCTGGCTACCAGAGGGTCCGAAAGAGTTATGCGCCCAGGATATGGTGCTGGTATCAGTGGGCTGTTGTTTGAACCATTAGATCCTTTAGTTTTTGCAGATTATCGAGTGGACGCACTTGCGGCTATTAACGATAATGTAAGTATTGCTACTATTAAAGATATTAGGATTTCAGAAGGTAACACAACAAGAAGTAGTGGTGATTCCACATTATCTGTTTCTGTAGTGTACGCTGTTCCAGGTATGGGTACTTCTGTGTACACAGCGGTTGTCGACTCTAATACTATTTTAACTGAAGAGAGCACTTTTTAATTATGGCTACATTTGACTACACCAGTAGAGATTTTTTATCAATCAGGCAAGATTTAATCAATCGTGCCGCTAAGACTATTCCAGAATGGGATGGCACTGACGCCTCCGAATTTGGAAACATGTTTGTTGATCTTTGGGCGTACATGGGTGATGTCCTTCACTTTTATGTTGACCGTGCTGCTGGAGAAACTTTCTTAGAAACTGCAACACAGCGTGATTCAGTTTTAGCAATTGCTAACTTAATGGACTATGCCCCCGCATCACCTCGTGCATCTCGTGGGCAAGTAACTGTTAAATTAAACTCAGTACCTGCTGGTGCCACAACCTACACAGTGCCACAATTTACTACCTTCAAAGGTTATGATGCTGATGGAAACGAATATGATTTCTACCTTGCTAATGATTTACCTGCCTTAGATTTAGTGACTACCACACAAGCAACTGGTTCTGTCATTCAAGGTTCATTAGTTTTTAATGAACTAATTGGTACCAGTGCTGGTTTTACTAACCAAAAGTTTTCTTTGTTAAAAACAAATGTTGACATTAACAGCATTAGCATTCTTGTCTACGAAGGACCACTTGTTAGTGGTGTGCCTTCAGCAGTTGAGTACACTTATGTCGCACAATTGTCATCTGCTAACTATTTAGATAAAGTTTTTACTGCCAAAAGTACTTCTGACGGATACACACAAATCATATTTGGTAATGGGTTTAACGGAACAGTGCCAACTACTAATGCAACTATTACAGCCTCTTACCGCAGTACTGCTGGATCCGATGGAAACCTTCAAACTAATGGTATTAAACTTGTATCATCTTCACCACAGTCCACTTATATAAGTGTTGTGTCGTCTGGAGCAACCAGTGGTGGTGCTGATGCTGAATCAATTAGTTCAATCAAATCCAATGTGTCTCGGCTATATCGAACACAAGACCGAGCCGTTTCATTACAAGACTATAAAGATTTAACTTTACAGATTCCCTCAGTAAGTAAAGCAACAGCAACATACTCATCTCCAACCGTTACTATCTACCCAGTTCCCTATCAAAGTAGTTACCCACCTGAACCAATTACTTCTGGTACAACCAAAGTAATCATCGAAATACCAGCGAATACTACAGAATCTATTGAGTTGTACTTCTCAACCAGGTCAATGTTGGGTGTAACTGCTTCAGTCGTAAACCCTGCTAACCATGGAAGCGTCGATCGGTACATTGAGTGCACACCTATTTATGTTGGTATTCAAGTTTATGTAAAAACTAATTATGTACAAAGTTATGTACAAGCAGGTGTTGACAAAGCAATTAGAGATTTGCTGTCCTTTGATAATGTGTCTTTTGGACAGATATTCACTGTTGGAGAAGTGTACCGAGCAGCACTATCTGTCACTGGAGTTGACTATGTGATACTTACAAACTTGAGTACAACATACGATTCAACACCAGCAACTGTAAGTACAGTAAACAATGTGACTGTTAGTGCAACACAACTCCCATGTTTTACTGACAAAATTAGTAGTCGTATTGCTGTTAACTTTGACATGGTTGGTGGATTGACTGGTAGCAACTAATGGCTTTAGTCTCATTTAAGATCCGTAAAGACGATAATAATGGTTCGGCTCTTCGCCGTACAAATTTAGTACAAGACTCCACTACCCCAGCAGGTAGTGGTACTGCATTATTTGACAGTGCACTTCGCTCTGATGGTTATTTTGAACCAGTCCCGCAATCTTATTTAACTTCATCGTTCTCTGCCAATATTTATAAAAGGGGAGAAGTTGAACTTAAATGGCGTTTAGATACAGCATTAACCAGTACTGTTACCACATCAGCATTTGAACCAGTAGAACTTTTGATTAGAGGATCTGGAGATGGTGAACCTATAACACCTGCTGATGGTTTTGAGGTTGTCCGTATCATTGCGGGAGAAGGTACCTACTATGAAGAATACATTGACATTGCTGGTACATCTCGACCATACATTGCTGAAGGATCTTGGTCATACTATTCTTTGTTTGTAAAGTTTAAAAACAATACTAATGATTCTTATTATGAGAATTTAGCAGACATATCTGTACAAACTCCTATTAACTTTGGGTCTACTGAAGAGTTGTGGAACCATATACCTGAGTACTACCGTCAACTAGATGATAATTACATGCTTGCTACTGAGGACTACGCCTTTACTACTGGCCCTCTATATCGCTTTGTAGAGTTATTTGGTTGGGAGTTAGATCGTGTGCGAACAACTATCTATGACACCATGCGTATAAACGACCCAGAAGTTGTACACAGTTCTGCTATTGATGCTTTAGCCAAACAGGCAGGTGTTGAGTTCAACAGAGATGCCTTAGGTACTGCAAAACTTCGCTCAATACTAAACAACATTGGATACCTGCGTCGAACCAAGGGTACAACAAACAGCATCAAAGCGTATATCTCTGCAATGTCTGGCTGCTCCGTAACTACCAACACTGGTGTATCTCCAATTCAATTTAATGTTCACCCCATGCGTGTAAACCTTTTTAGTGATCCTTTCTTTTCACAAAGTGCTACCACAACAGACACCACAGGTATTGTTCGTAGAAACTTTGCTGCGTTAAATGAGGGTGGTCGTGAGTATGGTTGGGGTGTTGCATCAGTACAACCAAGTTCAGGTCTTGCTGCTAACAATATAATTAACATTACTGATGGAGTACTGACAGTAACACTTGCTGCTGGAACTGGTAATAGCGTTATATACATTTACAGTAGAGGGTCGTTTCTTTACAATAATGATTTAACTTATTATGGTTCAGCCCTTTCATCTGATGTTTTTAATGTCAGGTTTATGGCAAAAACAGCAATGTTAACTTTTGAAGGACTAGCAAATAGTTCTACAGCATCACCAGTTCTTTTTGATGACTGGATAACTGGTGGTCTATCAGGAACACCAGAGAGTTACCTTGACGCAACAGGTAACAACAGAAAAATATCTGCTAGTACACCAAATAGTGTGGCTGTTACCCCCACTAATGTTGTAGGAGTATTCGTACTAAGCGTTGCTCATCCTGCTACTGGAACAAAGACTGTAACCTTCACTAAACCAATGATTGAGTATAAAAACTCTAGTGGTGTGTTCTTCTCTGGAAGCGAGCCAATGGGTGGGTTTATCCCACGAGCAGGCGTGTCTGGTGATGGTCTCTATGACTACCACTGGGGACAAAACGCAGTGAGTTCTATAAATACAGACTTTTCCTATTACACTCTTGATTACCACCGTGCTCGAAAAGTTACAGAAGATATAGTTAAAAACTATGTAATACCTGTTACTTTAGTCGATACAGTCAACTATGTAATCAATTGGGAAGTACTTGAGTGAACTATTTAATAAGTGGACTAGCCGTATACAAGTTGATGCAGTTTCTTAACACAATGACCCCAAAGGAAGCAATGCCCTGGGTAAAGATCCTGACAGGTGTTGTCCTTGGCTACGGAATATCTTTCATCATAAACCTCCCAGACAAGTGGGTATCTGGATTAGTGGTTGCTACAATCGCTAGTGCATGCCACGGTATCTTGAGGGTGATTACTCTCCATGGGGACTTAGCGGCTCGCAAAACTTACAAATAAATAGGAGCACAATATGAAGTATGGAATTATTGGCAGTGGATCTGCTAATACCAAATTGGTACGAGATGGACTAGCAGACATTATTGAAAGTGATGCAGAAGCAGTATTTGTAGTACATGCTCGCCGTGCACCACAGGGATCCGTTGGAGATGTTTATGATTACATTGTTGACAATGAGTCACCCTTTATTGCCATCCATCGTATCGATGATAACGCACCTAAGCCTCTACTTGATTGCGCCCTAAGCATTACTGTTTCTGATGACCCAACTCTTACTGTCATTCAAGAGTCTGATGTGATCCTCCTCCTATGGGATGAGAAGAATGAAGAGTCATCAAACAAGATGGCGATCATGGCACATGATGGTGGGTGCACTATCAAAGACTTGACAATGGCACTTACACCAATTGTTATTGGTGATGAGGCTACAACTGTGGTGGAACCTGTCGAGGTCGAGGTTGAGCCAGAAACTTCTGAACTTGTGTTTACCAGAGAAGAATTGATGAACATGAACATTGGTGTTCTTCGCCGTCAAGCCAAGGCACTAGGTGTTGAGAATGTTGGTAAGACAAAGCAAGAGATCGTAGATGCAATCTTTAATGCTGATGTTCCAGTAATTGCGGTAGATGTACATGTCCCACAAGAGCCACAGGCAATGGTTGTCTATATGGAGAACGGTTCATACATGACCGTCCAGGTTCCTCTAAAGGATATTAAGAAATTACTTAGTTGAGGCAGTTAACTGCCAATGCCACTTCTTGTGCATGTCATCTCGCTCTGCCAAGAAGTTAGCAATACCCTGTTCATTGGCTTTAGTAGCCGACGCAAAAGCCTTGCCGATTGTCACGAGGACACCCTCATTGACCTTTAGCAGGGCTTTTGCCATTGCTTTGGGGTTAGGTGCCACTTCGACACTTTCAACCGTCCTGAGTTCAATAAACTTACTTAGGGTGAAGGGTGCATATTCATCTAGTTTGCGAAGGTCTTCAGCAATAGGGTCAATGCTGGAATAAACATCTTCGTAGATAGTAGCAAACAACTCGTGATACTGACTAAAGTCAGGACCTTCCACATTCCAATGATACCCGTGGGCAACAAAGTACATTGTTACCGAATCAGATAACAGTGTCTTTAAATCATTAGTTAGTGCACTCACCACTTCTCCTTGTTTGCCCAGTAAGCGGCGCTCATTTTGCCTTTAGCAATATTCTTTGCATGCCGAGCCTTGAATGCCTCATTGCGTGCAGAGCCATCAGGTGATCCCTGTACACCTTGTTGACCAAATCGAATAGTTTTAATATGGTCACCTTCTTTGGCAACAACAATATGAGACTTCGTTGGATGGTCAGGTGTTGCTTTTGGTTTGTTAAAACCTGAGACACCTGCACGCTCTAAGCGTGGGTCTTTCTTAGAAGCCATTAATCATCACCTTTACTTCTGCCAGCAAAGTAACCACCAATAATACCAATAAGGCCAACCAGTGCATTTTGTACTAAAGCAATAGCATCTGAGTTGGTTGCAAACTTTTCACCAGTAGAAGCCTGCTGTGCAAGCATTGAAGCATATTCGCCAATAACAACTAGACCAATAAACCCTAAAATGCCTAAAGTGATGTATACCATCAACTTATCTTTAATGTTCATTATTTCTTCTTTGTACGAGCGTTCTTACAAGTAGCACAAGGGCACTTGCAACCTTTGTCTGGTTTCCCTGCTTTGCATCCGCAACCGCATTTTGCACACATAATTACTTCTTTCCTTTTTTGGACACAGCCATGTTGTCCACAAGATTTGGATAAGGGCGTCCCGATTTTTTAGCACGAGCCTTTGCTTCAGACTTCTTGTCTGGGGTTAACTTCTTGTCTTTTTTGGAAGGGTCTGGAGTGTCCCATACTTTTTTACTAGCCATCCAAATATTGTAGCCCATAAACGACTAATGCTGGAGGTTTCCCCCCAGCACTAATCTAAGCAACCAACACTAGGAAATTTAACCTGCCAAGTATCGAATTTATAGTGTATCCTCTAAGCCCAGCCAACCAACACACGGAGCAAGATATGTCAACAAAGTTCGGAGGCGCTTTCCTCGCCTTTCCTCGATGGGTTCTCCCTTATCTCAATGGGGATTCAGTTGCCAAAGCCGTCCTACTGGAGTTGCTGGTCTACATGAAGCCAGAGACCCAGAGCACCACAACCTCCTATAAGTACATCGCTGAACAGGTCGGGTGTGATCGCAGGACGGTCATGAGGGCAATTTCTCGGCTCGAATCCACAGGTGTCTTGATCCGCCGACGCCGTGGTAACAACGGACATAATTTAACTAATCGCTTTATTATCAACTTCAATAACCCCGAAGCATTGAGGGCTGAGGAGTCAGAGGTAGTGTCACCCATGACACTAGGTAGTGACACCCATGTCACCACTAGTGGTGTCACCCATGACACTACCCCTAGTGTCACCAGTGTCACCCAAATAAGAACTAATAACAAGAATAGTAATAAGAGTTCCCATAACAAGAGACCGACCGAGGGGTATGAGGATATTCAAGTTGATGCTCGGATGATGTCATGAAACCACGACAGCAAGATGATTGGGGGCGGTCATTGGGATCAGACCCAGAAGTGTCTAGCGACACCGTCGGGGCTAGGAAGATCCCCCGAAAAGATTCCTTGATGGGTCTGGTCATTTTCTTTTCTGAAATGCTCCCCACCGATTCATGGGGTAAACTTAACTCTCCAGTAAATGCACCTGCAATGCTTTCTGGTCTAAAGAAGGTTCGGGATGCTGGACACACTCCCGAAACAATCAGAGCAATGATGCGGTTGTTTGTTTCAGGTCTCACCAACAGACCACTTCCAGAGGGAGTGACACCATGGCGTGCCTTCCTTGCTAACCTCGACTCTCTCGCCTCTGCTGTGACGGCGAACAACTTGAAGGAGCCTGACACATATGATGACTTGCAACCAGACAAGAGGATCTAATGAGTGAACTTCGTAGCCAGAAGTATTGGCGTAACCGCTCTCCAGAAGAGCGTGTAACCAACACCAAGATTCCAAAGCGGTTTCGTCAGGACAACTTGGATAACTACAAGACAACATCTGCTAATGCTGAGACTGTGAAGTTGTCAAACAAGTGGTTGGCGTCTGTTGAACAGTATGTTGAAGATGGTCAAGGTCTATACATTGTCGGAGCAACAGGTTCAGGAAAAACACACCTTGCACAAGCGTTGTTAAAGCGTGCGGTGTACACGCACAACTTGTCAGGGATGTTCATAACTGCTGACAAGTACATCCAGATGGCTTATAACGAGATCAAGTTTGGTGATGAACTCCCTGAAGGTTACGAAGACCCAAACACCATGAAGTATTTACAAGAGACTTTTGACATTGTTGTAATTGACTCTCTTGGTTCAGAGCGCCCTACCGACTTTACGAAACGGACAATCATCTCGTTGCTTGAGAGTCGTTACCATGAGAAGTTGACGACCATCATCACATCTACTTTGAAACCTGCTTCTCTTGAACAGATGTACAGTGCCAGTGTTGCATCAATAGTTCAGTCATGCTGTTATGTTGCGCCATTAAAAGGAACTGACTACCGCATTGGTCAATGGATCGAAGAGAATGCTGGGTAACGACATCTCAGAATATGCTGCAATTGCACAAGGCGTTGTCTTTGACGGGTTACTTGCAACACCACCAGAAGGTGCTAAAGCAATACTTGAAACTATTCAACGCCGTCGCAATAACTGGGACGCAGTCTTTCGTTTGTGGGAACCAAACGATATGCCATTGAGAGCATTATCTGACTCTGTTAACCGTCTTGGTCTTGGTACAGATATTTACACTTTTACAGATGCTGATGCTGTTGACGCAATTGACAGATGGTTAGTTCGCAAAGGCATTAATTGCCCTGTGTACTTTTATGAATCTCCAGAATTACTTGAATATGATTTGCGTTTCCAACGAGCAGTCCGTATCATCTACACTTCGGACGAAGAAACTGCTCTCACTCTTGGAATTAGATCCACGGTTGTTAGCCCTGACAAAGCATGGACACCATAATGGCGAGTAGTGAGCATCTTCTATTAAGCAAGATAATCCAAACAGCCAGCGTTGGTGAAGTCATTGAAGCAGGTGTTAGGGCAGACCACTTCAACTCTGAGTTAGGGAATGTCTTCTTATGGATACTCTCCTACTGGCGTGAGTACAGCGCAGTACCGACACCTCGTGTTATCAAACAAGAGTTTGCAGACTTACAACTACTTAATGCTGAAGCAGAGCCATTCCCACGACTCATTGATGAGTTGTACATGGCTTACAAACACAAGCACCTTGTGCTTGCTGTTACTGCGGCTACACCATCACTGAATAATCAGAACACTGATGAAGCCGCAAAGATTCTTTCTGAAGGATTGCAAAAAGCAGCACTAGAAGTTGCACACCTTCGTGATGTTGACATTATCCAAACATGGGAAAAGCGTATTGAGCGTTACAGGATCATGCGTGACACACCAAACTCATTGCGTGGTATTCCATCTGGCTTTAGTGGGTTGGATAGAATCACCGCAGGGTTCCGACCACAGCAACTTATTACCTTTGTTGGTGAAGCAAAGAAGGGTAAGTCATTGATGACACTCATCATGGCTAATGCGGCTCACAACCACGGCATCACTCCAATGTATGTTTCTTTTGAAATGAGTATTGAAGAGCAAGAGGCTCGTTACGACGCAATTGTTGCTGGCGTATCACACACACGAATCATGCGTGGTGATTTAAGTATGCAAGAACTTGAGCGCATCGAGAAGGCTATTAAAGTCCGCAAGAACATGCACCCATTCATCATGACAGAAGATGCATCATCTCTTACAACTGTTAGCGCCATCGCTGGAAAGATACAGCAGTATCGTCCAGGTTTAGTAATCGTCGACGGTGTGTACCTCATGGACGATGAGAACGGTGAGCCTAAGGGAAGCCCACAAGCACTCACTAACATCACTCGATCACTAAAGCGTTTGGCACAGAAGTTTGATGTTCCCTTGATCGGTACAACACAGGTACTGTCATGGAAACTTGGTAACAAGAAGTCACGACAGATTTCTGCTGACTCGATTGGTTACACATCATCTTTCGCACAAGACTCTGACCTAATCTTGGGTGTGGAGTCAGACCCAGATATTGACAACCAAGCGATTGTCCGTGTTGTACTAGCACGAACAGCACCTAAGGGTGAGATTCGAATTAAGTGGGATTGGGACACAATGGACTTCACCGAAGTTGGGGAGGAGAGCAGGGATGGGACTGATGGCTGGTACTACTGACATAACAGATCTTTTGATGTCTATTGGAGTTGACATTCGTCGCTCTGGTCAAGAAATATCTGGTCGTTGTCCAGTGCACTTGGCACGGACTGGCAAAGAAGACAACTCACCTTCATGGTCTATGAATGCTGAGACAGGTTTATGGATTTGTTACGCCTGCGGTGCACGAGGGACACTTCCACAATTGATTATGGAACTTACTGGCAAAGAAGATTTTGCAGTAACAGAAATGATCATGAACAATAATGTTGAACGACTTCTTGTCCCTAAGGAAGAGCGCAGACCAGATGTTGACCACCAGATGTACCTACACTACCAAGAGGTGCCTAAAGGTCGCTTAGACAGCCGAGGGATCACTACTGACGCCGCACGAATACATGGTCTTAGGTGGAATGAGAGCAACAAGTCATGGATCATCCCAATGGTTTCTCCAGATGGTGAGTTGATGGGGTGGCAAGAAAAGGGTTCAGGGTTTACCTATAACCATCCAACAGGAGTTCGAAAAGGTGACACCCTGTTTGGCATTGAGCGTTTTAACTCACAGACAGCAATACTTGTTGAGTCACCTCTTGATGTTGTTCGCTTTGCTTCATCCTTTGCAGGTATCCAATGCCTTGCTACTTTTGGTGCACAGGTGACTAAGAAACAATTACAGACCGCCTATGGTGTTGCTGACAAGATCATTATTGCTATGGACAACGACGAGGCAGGGATTGCCAGCGCAAAGAAAATATTTAAAGACATGCCCCTGCTAAAAGGTGGGATGTTCTGGCTCAAGTACTCACATACAAAAGCCAAGGACATTGGTGACATGACCGACACAGAGATTGAAGAAGCCGTAGTTAACGCATCAGTCATCCCTTGGTGGATCTAATGTTTCTAGGAACTCTTTACCCATTTCAAGAAGAAGCCAGCCAACGGATGGTTGACAAGGGGCAGATGCTTCTCGCCATGGTTATGGGTGCTGGTAAGACTGTAACCACCATTTCTGCATTAGAAGAATTGTTTGCTATGGGAGAACTGGACAAAGTCCTCATTGTTGTTCCAAGCAGTCTCAAGTACCAATGGCTTCGTGAAATAAAGAAGTTTACTAACTCAACCGCTTGCGTGATTGATGGTTCCCCAAAGCAACGGGAAATTATTTGGCGCACTGCTCTTCGTTGTCGTTATGTCATTGTTAACCCAGAGACTTTGCTTAATGACCAATCTTATTTAACTTCTCTAAAAGCAAATGCCATTGTCATTGACGAGGCAACCATCATCAAGTCACCCCGTGCCAAGCGTTCAAAGATGCTCAAGAAGTTGGGTAAGAAGTTTCAGTACCGCTTTGCTTTGACAGGTCAACCTATTGAGAACAGACCAGAAGAGTTATTTTCAATAATGGAGTTTGTAGATGCAAATGTTCTAGGACGGTTTGATGTCTTCGATAGAACCTTTATTGTCCGCAATCACTACGGTGCACCAATTCGGTACCGCAATTTAAATTCTTTAAATGATTCTTTATCTGAAGTAATGGTAAGGAAGACTAGAGAAGATATTGCTGATCAATTGCCTAATGTAATCACACAAGTAATCCCTGTGGTGTTTGACAGTGCAGGTGCCTCAGCATATGAGAAAATAAGCAAAGACTTATTAAATGAAATTAATAAAGCAATCACTAGTCATGGTCAAGGCTTTGACTTGTGGTCGCATTACAACGGTGCAGGAGGAAATGATGCACAAGGTCAAATCATGGCTCGGCTTACTGTATTGCGTATGCTCTGTGACAATCCTAATCTGGTTGTGGAATCTGCGAAAGCATTTGATGATCCTTCGCAAACGACAACAGGTAGTCAATACGCTTCACAAATTGTCAGAGCAGGATGGCTCTCCACGAGTAGTAAGGCACCCAAATTAGATGCCGTCATTAATTATATTAAGGATGTATTAGATGAAGACCCAAATAACAAAGTGGTTCTATTCTCGTTCTTTAAAAAGAACCTACGGATTATCCAGGAAGCAACTCAGGGATTTACGCAGAGCGTACTCTTCATGGGTGGAATGGACGCAAGTGCGAGAGACACTGCAAAGCAAAAGTTCGCAACCGAGGATGGCGTTCGGCTCTTTTTATCCTCTGATGCGGGAGGTTACGGGGTGGACTTACCACAGGCCAATTACCTTATCTCTTTCGATCTCCCTTGGTCGGCTGGAAAACTGGACCAAAGAGAAGCCCGAATAATCCGTTTATCCTCGACACACCCCCATGTCACAATTACAGCATTCGTAATGAAGGGATCTATTGAAGAACGACAGTATGAGATGCTCATGCAGAAGCGTGGAATTAACTCTGCATTCCTTGATGGAAACTATGACAACCAAGGTAAGTTTGAACTCTCGTTGGGCACCCTGTCCGACTTTCTGAAAAACACAGAGGTCTAGTGTCTACTAATTCAGAGTTACAAAACCTTGTTGCAGAACTTCAAAAAGAAAATATGATTCTTAAAGAAAAACTTCGTAAAAAGAAAAATGTAACTACTCAAGAAACTTCCAGATTGTCTTACAGTAAGTTGGTAGATAGGACTGGGTTATACACCAGTATGCTAGAGGTGTACGCAATCAAACCAATGACTGATGAAGAAGTGGCTATTGAGTGTGGGATTGTTGATGACCGTCACACAGAGTATTGGACAAAATGTAACAAGTTGAGAAAACTAGGTCTCATTGAGTGGACAGGTATTAAGCGTCGAGGCACGGCTGGAAAACTTCAGCAAGAATGTCGTATTACAACAGAAGGTTTAGCCACCATTGGCAAAGTGAGGATAATAAAAAGATGAGAGTTGTACAAAGAGAAGAAGGTCCAGACTTTAGTTATCTAGAGCGCCTTGCAGAAGAGTACAAACGCACCAAGGACGCTATTGCTGATATCGAGAAGCGTGCCAACGGCATGAAAAAAGAACTCTCTGACGCTGTCGAGGAGTTTGGTGCCACTGACGACAAAGGACACCTTTGGTTGAATGTTGGAAACTTGTCATTAAAGCGTGAGCGTCGTATTTCTCGAAGCCTTGACATTGACTCTGCAAAGCAGTGGGCTATTGCTAATGGTCATTGGGATCAAGTAAAACAAGTGATTGAAGTCCTAGATGAAGATCAACTACTTGGGTTGGCGTGGAACAACAAAGAGTTGGAAGACACTATCCAAGCGTTTTACATTGAAAAAGAAACATGGGCTTTTAAAGCATGAAAGACATCCTTGATGTATTTGGAGAACTTCCAAACTACCCAGGCAAAACTAAACCTAAAAACAGACCTGACAGTGTTCCAGAAAAACACTATGAGGATCCTTTTATAGGCGTGCCAAAACGGGTAGCAACCATCAAGGGTGTAACAACTGATCTATATACCATCGGCGCATTGGCTCAAATTGTTGGGCGCAAAACACCAACAGTGCGTAAATGGGAAAGGAAGGGATGGATACCTGCCCCAACTTATAGAACATCAAAAGCATCTGGTGCGGAAGTAGTGAATGCTGAACAAAAAGGGTATCGTCTATATTCTCGTGAACAAGTCGAAGTTGTATTACAGGCACTTGAGTTAAACGAGTTACTTGGTATCCGCAATAAAAGTTGGCAAATCACCAGCAAGTGGGTATCATTCATCACACACATACAGGCTAACTGGCCAAAATAAAATAGGAGAGCAAATTATGGGACGATGGGATAGCGACTTTGAGGACGATGAACAAGAGTTCACGGAACCTACAAAGGCAACGGCACCGACTGGGCTAACACGCACAGCACGACCAAACAACGACGATGCAGAAGAAGCACCAGTAGCACGCAAAGTAGTGCGTAGTGGTTGGGGTAGTTCCGACCGCACAAGCAGTGGTAGCGATGAATTTGCAAAGCGTCTTAAAGTGACTGACGAAATTCAGATCATTAAGTTCATTGAGGATCAGCCATATGCTCGCTACCGCCAGCACTGGATTGAGCGCAAAGGTCAGATGTCATTCACATGCATCTCTGATGCAGAGGCAGGCGTAACTTGCCCACTCTGTGATGCAGGCAACCGTCCATCATGGCGTTTCAACTTCAATGTCATTCTTTTGACACCTAATGAAGAACCAGTTAACCGCTCTTACGAAGTAGGCGCACGAGTCATTGACTCTCTTAAAAACTTCAACGATCACCCAGCAATGGGTCCGTTGTCTAAGCATTACTGGACAGTGTCTCGTAGTGGTAAGGGAGCCACCACTTCAACAAACCACCAGATGGTTCGTGAAGGTGACTTGAACGATTGGAACCTTGAAGCACTAACAGCAGATGCTCTCAAGCATTTCTCTGGTACCGCTTACACAGATGACATCATCCGTACACCATCTCGCAAGACATTGGTGGAAGTAGCGCTTGAAGTTCAGACCGACGCTAACTGATGTCTTACAGCGTTGTTACAACGCTTGATGAGATACGGGAAGCCGTAAGTATTATCCAAGCCCACGGGTCTTTTGTCTTCGATGTGGAGACCCGTGGGAATTTGGAGCGACACCCTGACCTTATTGAGTTCATAGATAGTGAGTGGAAGACACACCTATCGAAACTGAAGAACCCCAGTCCAGAAATTGCCCGCAAGGCTCGTGAAACAATCGAGGTTAGGTATCGTGGGAGTCTGGCATTAGACCCTAAGCGCAATGAGGTCTTTTGGATCTCATTAGCCACTGCTGGTCATTCGTGGGCTATACCCATGGGTCATCGTGTTGGTATCACTTTGATACCAGAAGAAGTTGGCGATGGCACGACCATTCCTCCAGAGGGTTACCGCAAACTTCTCAAGAGCGGTGAAGAGTCCATGGCAAAGTACAAGTATGTAATTCCTGCTGTGTATGCCGACCCACCAGAACAATTAAATAGAACTGATGTCTTAGAGGCATTGCGCCCCATATTTTTTAGTGACCTGATCAAGATCGGGCACAATGTTAAGTTTGATGCTCGCTCCATTGGTAAGTACTACGGGGAATTGCCGTATGGTCCGTTCTATGACACCATCTTGATGCAACACATCATTGATGAAAACCTCATGAGTTACTCCATGGAGCAAGTAGTTAAGTACAACTACAAAACTAACTCCCATGGTCGTGAGGGAAAACTTGGTGCCATCATCGAGCAAGTACCCTTTGATAAAGCAGTCAGGTATGTACACCTTGACGCTCGCTGGACTTGGATGCTTTACACACACTTGTGGCGTGGCATTGGGTTCCGCAAAGACCTTCACTCGGCATTTCTCCTAGACTCCGAAGTCTTGCGTGTACTTATGGAGATGGAAGACAATGGCATCTTGGTAGACAGTCGTGCACTCAAGTCTCTCGGTAAAGAATTAGATTCAAAACTTCGTGAGATCATCCTGGCTATTAGTGAGCACGCCTTTGTAGGTTTCAACCCTGACTCAAACCCTCATAAGCAGGCGCTTTTGTTTAACAAGAAGCGTGAGGGTGGTCTGGCATTAAAGCCAGTCAAGAAGACTGCCAAAGGTTCACCGTCGGTAGATGAAGAGTCCCTACAGAAGTTAAAGCACGAGCATCCAGTAATACCGCTACTTCTTCAGTACTCAGAAATGCAGAAACTTAAATCCACTTATGTAGATGGATTGATACCTAAGTTGAACCACCACAAACTTCACCCCTCGTTTCACTTGCACCGTACTGCTACAGGGCGCTTGTCATCTAGCAACCCTAACCTCCAGAACATCCCACGGTCATCCAGTATTAGAAGTTTGTTTGTTGCTCCAGAGGGGCACCAACTTCTTGTAGCGGACTACGACCAGATTGAGTTGCGTGTTATGGCGATGTTCTCACAAGATAAACAAATGTTAAAGATCTTTAGTAACAACATTGACATTCATACAGGTGCTGCTGCTCTTCTGTTTAAAAAGCCAGCAGATGAAGTTACTAATGAAGAGCGACAGATCGGTAAGGGTGTTAACTTCCTTACGGCTTATGGTGGTGGACCGCACAAACTGGCAAACACCACAGGTATTTCAGTTGATGACGCTAGAGCAATGATTGACCAGTACTACAAACAGTTCTCTGGTCTTACCGAATGGAAGCGTCAAGTTGTTGAGACAGGGCGTAACAAGGGGTATGTGTCAACCATTGCTGGTCGCCGTCGCCGTTTAGCAGACCTCAGTTCATCAGATGAGTACACCCGATCTCGTGCTGAACGACAGGCTGTCAACGCTGTTGTACAAGGATCAGCCGCTGATATCTGTAAGCAAGCGATGGTTGATATAGCAGAATTACTGAAAGGAACTGGTGCTACGCTTTTGGTTCAAGTACATGACGAACTGGTGGTATCCGTGCCTGAAGATATTTTAGAGGAACTCAAGCCCCGATTCATGGATGCCATGGGGCACAACAGGGTTATGGATGGTGTACCCCTTTTGGTTTCCTGTGACTCTGCATATAGTTGGGCAGACGCCAAGTGAGTGCAGTTGACAAGCGGATGTACTACCTCATGCTGTCTCCAGCACTTGGTCAAGAGTTTGCTGACACTGTTGGGTTCTCAACACCCTCAGAAGAAGTCAGGGAAGCAGAGACTTACGAAATTATTGCTCGGTGGGCATTAATGACTACTATGGGACTTCTAGAAGAAGTACTTGAAGCGTCTGATTGGTTCTGTGAACTGCACGACATGGGCGAGATCGAAACAGACGACGAAGATAGTTTTCACAGAATACTGGTATCGCATGGTGTTTCACTTATTAACAAATTGCTAGATTCTGAAAAAATAATATTGGTTATGGAAGAAGAGGATGGAATGTACGATGACTGATTGGTGGACAAAAAAACTTGGTGGTCAACAACCTACACCACAACGGACTTACCAAACTCCTCCGTTGTCTGCACCTGTGCACATTCCAGCGTCTGTCCCTATGTCATCACCTATGCAGGCTGAACGGCAAGATGTTCTTGACCCTAATCGGGCACCTACTGAAAACTTGACTATGGGTGAAGCACTTCGTCTATGGAAAGGTGGTGAAGCCATGCGTAAAGAAGGTAACATGACCTGCCCCGACTGCGGAAGTATTTATGTATTTTCACGAACAGGTCGAGGTTCTAATTCTATGATCAACGGTCATTCACCAGCCCCTCGTTGTTACGAGTGTGGTTGGAACGGCATGTACGATCAAGCAACACCAAGAGGATAAAATGTCAGACTACGAATCATTACAATCAATAATTGCATCTATCAATAAGAAGAACGGTGTAGGAACGATTGTAAAAGGATCTGATGTTCGTGAGTTAATCCCACGCATCACTACAGGTGTACTGTCCTATGACCTCATGCTTGGCGGAGGTTGGCCTGTAAACCAGTGGAGTGAAATCATTGGAGAAGAGTCCTCAGGTAAGACTGCTATGGCATACAAGACCATTGCGGCTAACCAAGCACTTGACCCAGACTTTTGCGCTATGTGGATTGCGGCTGAAGACTTTGTCCCTCAGTATGCACAATCAATTGGTGTAGATCTTGACCGTCTTTGGATTGTTGAGAACAACATCATGGAGCAGGTGTATGACCTTGCTATCCGTGCGTTGGATAACCGTGCAGTAGACATGATTGTTATTGACTCATTGCCTGCTCTTGTTCCAGACGCAGAGGCAGAAAAGATGATGGAAGAGTTCACTGTAGGTCTTGGTGCCCGTCTTACTGGCAAGTTCTTTCGTAAGTCGTCTAAGTCTCAGAAGCGCTCTCTTGTTAATGAAGACCGTGGTTGTACTGGTCTTATCATTAACCAGTGGCGTGAGAAGATTGGTGTCATGTGGGGAGACAACCGTACAACTCCAGGTGGCAAGGCAAAGAACTTCCATTACTTCTGCCGTGTAGAAGTTAAGCGTGATGAGTGGCTCAAAGAAAAGGACGAGACCGTAGGTCAGACCATTAAGGGTCGCACCATTAAGAACAAGACACATCGTCCACAGCAGAGTGCAGTAATTGACTTCTACTTTGCTGACTCCGAGAACTATTCATTTGGATCTTTTGATGTTGTCAAGGACATGGTCAACATTGGTATTGCCTCTGGTCTTATCGAGCGTGCTGGTGCCTTCTATTCGTATGACGGACAGAAGTGGCAAGGCAAAGACAAAGTCCTTGATGGTGTCCGTGAAGACCTTGGTCTCCAAGCAAAACTTCGAGGAGAAGTATTCGCTAAGTACGGTATTGAATCATGACCTTTGGCGCTGATGAAAAGCGCAGTATCATGAAGCAATCCAAGAAACAGGAACAGCGCACAGCCAACACCTACAAGGGTAGTCGCAATGCAGGTTCTGGTAGTGGTTGGTTGCGGAAGAATGATGTTCGTTCAACAGAGTTTCTATTTGAAAACAAACTGACTATCAACAAGAAGTCAATCACCTTAAAAGAAGTTGACCTTCGTGAATTAATTGAGCGAGCCATCACAGAAGACCGCACACCCGTGTTGCAGTTTGACCTTGCTGGTCGTCGGTATGTAGTTCTTGTAGAAGATGATTTTGTAGAAATGGTTGGCGAGTAATGGCTATTAACCCAGCAGACATGAAGAGGCTTATCAATAGCCCCCACAGACTCCTAGCGCCTGTTGAGAGACTTCTACTAGAGAACAACTCTAAGACCAGCACTGAGCGTGACAAACTACATTTGCACCCTTCTGAGATATGTAAGAAGGATTGGTGCCCTCGGTCATCTTGGTACCGCATCAATGGTCGTGAAGAAGCGCCAGAGTCTTTCACTCTTCAACGATTAAATATCTTTGCTGAAGGACATCTTATTCATGGTAAGTGGCAAGGTTGGCTTACTGAAGCAGGATTGATGGAGTCTATTGAAGCACCCATCTTTAATGAAGAGCACCGCATCATTGGTCATGCTGATGGCATCATCAATGACAAACAAGGTCGTGCAGTACTTGAGATCAAAAGTGTTGGCGTAGGAACTGTTCGTATGGAAGATTACGGACTGTTTGCACCTTACGGTAAAAAAGAAATTACTCTTGATGAGTTGTGGAACCGCATTAAGTTTCCGTTTGATTCACATGTGCGTCAAACACAGTTGTACATGTACTGTCTTGGCATTGATCAAGCAGTCATCTTGTACGAATGGAAAGCAACGCAGGCTGTAAAAGAATTCTCTATTTCCTATCAACCAGAAATTGTTGATCCCATACTTGGTGCGTGTCATTCTGTTGTAAGGGCGATAGAATCAGGTATCCCACCAGATCGACCATCATGGGTTTCCCCAGAGAATCGTGTGTGTAAAAGTTGTCCATTCAAAAAGGAGTGTTGGAGTGACAAGAGTAGTGATGAGCAACCGCCCAGTGGATCCAGTAGTAGCGAGGTTTCAAAAGAAGTTCGATCTTCCAGACAAGCCAGTGACGGAGATTCCAGTAGTTCCCAACCTGTTAGACGAGTTATCAGATAGTGACTTGATGTCGCTGTACAACCAGTTTATGTCGTGGGTTTCCTACGCTAAGTCTGATTATGTACAAGCAGAGATCGCAGAAGAACGAGCCGCAAACGATTTGCGCTTGACTGAGTCAATGGTCCTTATCAGTCAATGGGGCGTCAAGGAAAAGGGTGACACTGTCACACTTGCCAAGGCTCATAGGGACATCAACCCAGAGGTCGTTGAGGCACAGAATGTTTATTCGGAGTGCCGTGCATACCGCAAACTGGTTGAATCTGTATTTGAACGGTGTGAGCGTGGTGCTCAAGTACTAAGCCGTGAGTTGAGTCGCCGTATTGGTCTTGCCCCACAAGAGCGTCGTCAGGCTCGGTACTTGCCATGAGCACACCACGAATCCTTAATGGTGGGTCTACCCACTGTGCACTTAAATACGCTGTCATGAAGAACAAGCCAGTTACTGCTGAAGATGTTTACGCAATGTTTCCAAATAAATTCAGGAGTATTTCTCGTACTAAAGAATCTATGGCAATGCTTGAAAAGTACAACTTAGTTAAAAAAGTACCTACAGGTTGGGTAATTACTAAAATGGGTACTGGCTATCTTCAGAGCACTGCCAAAACATACAAAGGGGACATGAAATGAACCACATGCCCGATTTACCAGTCAGTGATCAAATTGTGGAACAACGCAGAGTTATTAAATTCTGGATTGAGCGCTGTCAAGAATTAGAAAAAGAAAACGAACAATTAAAAGAAAAGGTAAGGTCGTTCTATGGCTGAGTTTTTTACTCTCGTAATCATGGTTACTGCGGTTTTTGTCTGCGGTGTATTTACTGGACAAATGTTTAAGGACAAATAAAAACAATGGTTAATTTAGTATGTGTAGATGAATGCGCCGCATCATCTTTAAATGAAAAGTTAGTGCAAGCCTTAACAGAGCGGGATGCGCTTAAAGCCAAGGTGCATGAGTTGTACACTGAGGTAGAGCGCTTATCAAGGGAGTTAGCCCGTGGCTAAGAGATATGTTGCAAACAAAACAACTGAAAGATTCTGGACCAAAGTGGATATTGGTTCCCATGAAGAGTGCTGGCTTTGGCGGGGTCATCTTTACCATGGTTACGGCAAGTTTAGGGTTAGGGATAAAAAGATTGGCGCACACCGTTACTCATTCTTTCTTGCTAACGGTTTCTATCCGCCAGTTGTAATGCATGTATGTGACGAACCATCATGTGTAAATCCAAGGCACCTTATGGCAGGAACGAATGCTCTGAATACGGCAGATATGATAGCAAAAGGCAGAAATTGGCATACCAATAAAACTCATTGCAAAAATGGTCACCCTTTTGATGAAGAAAATACACACATTGATAAGAAGGGTTGGAGGCGTTGTGTGCAGTGCGTAAACCAATGGAGCAAAGACAGAAAAGGATTGTTGATATGAGTAACAAAGCCAAAGCCAAAGGAACATCCTTTGAGGTACTTGTAAGAGACTATTTAATTAATAAAGGCTTTATCCATGCCCACCGACCTGCTCTTTCAGGTGGTAACGACACGGGTGATGTCAATGGTATTGCCCGTAGGACAGACATGCGTAAAGTGGCGGTGCAGTGCAAGAACCAGAAAGCCTTCCAACTGAGTCAATGGCTTAATGACACAGTCGAACAAGCAGGTCGTTTAGGTAATGGTTTACCCGTCTTGGTGGTCAAGCGTGCTGGTAAGGGAGAAAAAGCGTTAGGTGAGTCTTACGCTGTACTTCGGTTAGATGATTTGGTTCAACTACTAGAGGACGCTGGATTCAACTAGAATAGGTACAACTTATAACAAGGAGTACAACTGTGTCACAAGAATTGAACACAACTATTGACGATGTCTTGAAGGTGTCGGGTTCTAGTAACCCTCAATCCGTCGGATCCATTTTGGCTCGTGCCATTAACGCAGGGCAATTGCCTAAAATGCGTGCTATTGGAGCATCAGCAGTTAACCAAGCGGCTAAAGCCGCCGCTATTTCCCGTGGTTTCGTAGCACCAAGAGGGATTGACCTTACTTTCATCATTGGATTTGATGACATCAAAGGTGAAAATGGAGATACCATTTCTGCGATATCATTTAAACCAGTGATTAAATAAGGAGACTTATGCCTTTACCAGCAATACTAGCCGCATTGGGTTTAGCCGCTGGCGCTGAAGCCGCTGGCGCTGGAGCCGCAACTGCTGGAGCCGCAACTGCTGGAGCCGCAACTGCTGGAGCCGCAACTGCTGGAGCCGCTGGCGCTGAAGCCGCTGGCGCTGGAGCCGCAACTGCTGGCGCAGGAATGGGAGCCAGAAGTGCCATGGCATCTATGGCAAGAAGTTATGCGACAAGTCAGGTTATGCGATCTGGTGAAAGCGGAGGACATGGCATTAGTAGTGCACAATTCCCTTCTCCTGAACCAGCAAACCAAGCATATGATGCACAACTTGACAACGATATGGCTCGCTGGACTTAGTACTCACACGAGTACTGTTTCTGAGATATTATATAAATAAAGGATTTTTATGCCAACATTTAACGGTAATGCAGTATTTCGTGGCGCTAATGGCGCTAACGCAGGTCGTGGCGACAACCCACATGATGGAACTCCCAAGAAAGAACGCATTGGGGAAAGTGGTCACCCTATTGGGAGTCCTTTGGACAATGAATTTGAAGATATTATGCGACGCAAATCTCAAAGAGAAGGTTGGTAATGCCAACTTTTCAAGGAAAGCCAGTATTCCGTCGACAGGGAACAGGTACCTCTCGCAGTAGTGAAAAATGCACAGGTGCAGGGTGCAACGAAGAAGCCACAGAAAAGAGTTACTCAGGTGACCCAATGTGCCTTAATTGCCACCAGAAATACGACGAAAGAGATTCCTAATGGATCCTGACTCCTATGTAACACCCTTAGAAACAGGCGCAGATGGCATTGACCGACGCCCTGTTGGTTCTTTTGGCGATGCCCCTGATCCATACGAGCGCACAGGTCTTTCCCGCCGTGCCTCTCGTCGCCAGCAAAAGGCTTGGCAGGAACTAGTAAGCCCAGAATCAGCCATCCGTGGTCGTTTGGCTGGTCATGACTACTCAACTGCAAAGCATGCAGAGCAGATCGTTGCAGGTGCTTTTGGCACTAGAGGAAAAAAGTACAATAAGCATGTCGGAGCGTTTATTCAAGACCATGGCATGGACCCAACTACCGCTGTAGCCCGTTTCATGGAGCATGGTCACCTTGGGACACCATCTGAGATTGAATACAAAGGTGAAGAGTACTAATGCCTACCTTTCGAGGACAGCGTCAGTTTCGTCAACAAGGTCAGTCCACTGGTTCCTCACGAAACGAGTGGGCTAAAACAGCCTCCAGCGCCATCTCACAGGGCGCTACAGTCCATAGGGACAACACAGGCGCAGAACACCTTGTAAGCCCCTCAGGAGCGCACTGGGGGACCTTTAACGGTACCTCTGGCACCTATCAGGGCGGAACACTTAATAAGTTCAATCCTGACGACTCTTCGGAAGACATCACTTCTTCATATAATCAAAATGGTAAATAAGAACCCACGATCTAGATCACGCACCCTCCAAAGGTATGAGCGTAAGAAAGCAATTGCTCGTTCTGCACGCCCTGTTTCCACCATAGGCGGTGGCGGTGGGGTTCTTGGACCATCTATGTCAGCAGGAGGTATGTGGGGATGAGTCAGCAGACACCAACATTTACATCATGGAACAGCCCAGCCCAAGCGCCTGGAGTTGGCACTGCTGTCACAATGGGACCAAGTCCTGTCTTCCGTAACGGAAAAGACGCACAACTTTCAGGTTTTCGCACAGCGGTAGATTCACAGTATCCAGACGGATACCTCGGCACCATGGACGCCAACCGCCGTCAAGACAAAGTTCTAGGCACCCTAAGCCGTATGAACGCACGCCAGTACAGCCGTGGTGTTCACAAAGGTGAAAGAATCAATACAACTGACTACTTTTGGCCTGAAGAGTTCAATATGTACACAGGACTACAGAGAGAAGCACAAGGTTTGCGGTTCTCTCCTGTTGGTGCTGAACCTGTCCGTCTGACAAACGACGGAAAAGTAGGTCCCCGTGGTATTCCACGAGGTGACGAGCCTAATCAGGCAACACAGATTAGCCCTGAGCGCCGTTCTCAGTTGAAATCACTCGCTCCACGCTGGCGCTAAATAGTCTAAAATATTCATATGGCTTCTCGCTTTGATCCAAATGAATATAGGGCACCTTTCTCGCCTGATAGACATGGCAAGGGTTTTAAAGTTTCAATTCCAAACTCTGATAAGCAGTTAATCAACCATCCTTGGCAAGAATGGGACAATAACCCTTCTGAGTATAAGAAGACACCTTCAAAAAAATGGGGCAATGAGGAATCAACTAACTCAGTAGTTAAGCCTTACATGAAGAAAGAGCCTAAACAGCCGAAAAAAAATGGGGACGACGGAGAAGGAGACTTCCGTGGTCCTGCTGGAGGAACGACTGTTCCTCGTAAACCAAAACCATCTCCAAAATCGCCCCCAATGGCAAAAAAATTAAGTAAGACAGGAGCCTACTAATGGCACACGATCACCGCATGAACCCAATTGCAGACCCATACCTCACACAGCGTAATGCAGGAATTCAAGGGCTTGACTACTCCCGTATTGCTGACATATCACAGTTGGCTCGTCAAGGCACTGATGTAGGAACTATTCGCAATCTCTATGGTATGAATTCATCTGAATCACCAGGTCTTCAAGGTCGTAGCAATATGCAAGAAGAATACGACGATTATCTAGACCAACACACCACAACTGATGCTGATCTTATGCCAGATACTAATGCACCTATTGACCGCACAAAACTTGCATTTGGTGAATCTGGTCATGGGTTTTCAGTGCGTAAAGGAAGAGAAGGTCAGTAATGGCACACAACCACAGGGGACAGCACATCGCTGACCCATACCTCAACACCCGTAATGCAATGATCGCACAACAAGAGATGCTTGCACAGCGCAATGAAGGTCTTCGTGGGGTTAACTACAACCCTGAAGAATCAGACTACGACGAAGCATATGGTCCTGCTAACCGTAAAAGGTATGTAGGAGGAGAATCTGGTCAAGGCGCTGCACTCCAAAACAGTCAATATTTTAGAATCGCTGAAGATGTTCAAGACCGCCGTGTAAGAGGCGAAAACTAATGACTCTTAATAACAATCAGTTTAAACCAATTTGGGAAAATTGGGATGCCTATCTTCTTGCATCGGCAAATCGTAAGTTCCCAAACATGTATGAACAACACCCAGAAAAGTTCTTACCTGACTTGGATGAAGCACTTGGAAATAATCGACCAGACAGTCGCAATGAAGGAGACAAATAATGGCTCGTGGAGAACACCGTCCTAATGGTGCTGGTCGTGTTGACCGTGCTTCATTTGGTGGTAATTATAGTAAAAAAACAATGAATCCACAGGATTCACGACCTATGACGGCTTACGAAAAGCATGAAAAAGAAAATCCAGAACTTATGGATGACATGGACGGCGGATTAGACGCTCATTTTCCTGAGTCTGCCAAACTAAATCCCAAAGGTGCTTACTAAGTAATGCCTAATAATGATGGTAAAGATACTTCTCAAAGCCCAAGACGACAAGTTAGTCGTGAAGGCAATGTTTACCGAGTCAACTTTGATCCTCGACAGAACCACCCGTCTATGCAACCAAAGAAGGCAGACCCTTCTGTAACCCACTCACAGGACACCGATGAGGCACCAGCCCAAGGTATCCCCCGCCCAAAGAAGAAGAAGAAATAATCATGCCTCGTGGAAAAAATCGCCCTAATGGTGCAGGTCGTGTAGACCGTGACTCATTTAAACCAATGCGTTACCCACTGTTCAGTTCTTCGTTAACCAAAGCCCGTATTGATGTGCACAACCATCGCATGGCACAACGAGCCGACCATCAAGAAGCGCAAGGTCGTCTTGAAGAGTATTTCAATACACCTTCTGTCCCACAAAATAATGAAGAGGGATAAATAATGCCCCGTGGAGTACACCGTCCTAATGGTGCTGGTCGTGTTGACCGTGAAGCAATTATGGCTAATCACATTGCTGTACAAAAAGCAGCATGGGGAGGCGTTGATGCTTCTGAAATTGCTAGTCATGTATCAGAACTAGACGAAGAAGCATCTGAACCAAAGCGTACATTTGGTGTTCCACCATTTCACAAAGCCCGTTCAGGTTGTTAAATAATGCCTCAGTATCCCAATAAGCCATGGCAAAGTAGGCAAGAGATGCTTGTTGATCAAGCACTCATGTCTGCTATTTCCACGCCTGAGGAGATACGAAAGATTCGCCCTGTAGTGCCACAAGGGTTGTTCCCACAGACCCGTGGTATTCAAAAGCAAGCAATGAGCGTGTCTGATTGCCTTACTCTCGATCGCAACTTTCCAACATTCCGTTCATGGCAATCTGGTGCGCCAGTTATGTTCCGTGATGGATTTATGGACGCAAACAGTGAATCATCAAGTCGCTATTCAATGCAAGGATTATGGGTATGAGATACCAACAAGGAATCGGAACTCCGCAAACACTGGGTGTTCAACCCACACTGTGGAAAGATCCACCATCGTTCACACCTAAAGGGTTTGACCTTCCCAGCATTAATGCTGGCACATCTCGTGATTATGGTGATCCAGGCGCATATGTTGACACAAAAGACAGCCGTATGATGAAGCCAGGAGAAGCACTGAGCACCCGTAATGCTCGCCTTGCTGCTGGATACTTTACAGATAAATGGCAAAACAGAGGTGGTGCATCAAGTGGTGCATCTCCATCTATTACCTCACCGTCAACTAGTCGCACTATGGGACGCAGTTCTCGTGGAGAAGTTGACCCTGACGAACGACGGGGTTCATGGTAACCATGAAAGACCCAATTCTTCGTGCTGGTAGCACAGGCACAGCACCCATCACATCTCCTCCGAGGAGCCGTGCACATGACCGCAACGCTCGTCGCACTCTGTGGGGCACCTCTACTACAGTAAGTACAGCACCTATCTGGACAGAAGAACAGCGCCAGCGCAAAGCACTGTGGGATGCAAAGCCATCAGAGAAGTCAAGTTATGGCGATCCAACTGAATCATTTGCACAAAGAAAACACCGTGAAGTTTGGGAGAACTAAATGAGAAAAAATAAGAAAAACGGTCTTTGGGGAAATGGAGACACCCATAGAGATCCAACACCAACGCCAAGAAGCCCATGGCAGAACCAGCGCTGGGGACACCCACAACAAGATATTATGATTCGTCATCACGAAAATGGTTTTATATCTCAAGTTTTTGAGGGTCAAAAAATGGTTGGTCATTTTTCAGGAGCAAACGCCCAGAATGAAGCACGGCGTCATGCCTTTGTTACATCTCAAGCCAGTTACGAAAAAAATGGCAACCCCAATGGGGACACATACAGCAGTCAAACCAACTAACTGATAAAATAGAAGTACTATGGCAGTTAATGATTCCCGCTCAATGAACCGAGATATGCGCCTCGGCGCTACAGACGGTAAGTTCAAGTCCCTCACACCAGATCGTGGTGGAGAGGTTGACCCAACTTCAGCAACCTTGCGCCAGCAAGTAACTAAGTCTCAGTTCCCAACTGGTGAGGTTTACAGTTTCACTGACCGCCACCCACTGGCAGACTCTGGGCTGTAATGGCAAACATGTACCCTTGGTTGGAGTCCTACGGACACCCCGACAAGAACATTAAAATTGACCATGAAGCAAGCGGTATGAAGTCTTCTGTGTTTCGTGAGAACTCCCACATGGGAACTTTTCGTGGCATTGGTGCACCAGCACGAGCACGAGAGTTAGCACACCGTGTTCACAACGACGCATCTATCATTGCAGACAATTCTTCATCGATGTAATCACCTCTTAATTTTGGTGTAGTCTTTACGACTATCCAAACTTATTAGGAGTACAAAATGGCTGAAACTGGTTACGACCGCCTTCTCGTCTGCAAGACGCATGGCGTCATGTGGAAACTTCGTCCCTATGACGGACCTCCAGAATACGATCAAGAGTTAATTGAACTTTGCAATCGACACAATGCACAGGTGCCTGATCCTGATAACTGTCGTGCATCTATTTTCCGTACCGATCCAGAAACTGCTGAAAAACTGGACATGGAAACACTTCTCAAGAATGAGTTGGGAGAGATGGATGTGTACATTCGTGACTTCCGAGATGAGTTAAAAGTCGATGCGTTGAAGTGCTACAACAAGCATGACCGCCCTAAGGGTGGTTGCATTGATTGGTGCTCCGAAGGAAAAACTATTGGTCGCAAGATTGGTGTCGCACCAGATAAGCGCCAATATCTCTGTATGTATTGCCCTGTTGGATCGTGGGTTGCAGAGCAAGAGCGCATTGCAATGGGATTGTATAAGAAGTGATAGTCATCACTTTTGATGTACTTGCATTAGAGGGAGAAGAACTTGGTGCAAGACAACCACTTAACGAAGGAAGAAAACTATGGAACATGTTGTTCTCGCAGTATCAGGGTCGCATCTGCGTTCTTGCTACAGGAATCAAGCCCGACAAAACACCTATACTTATGGAGTGGCTCAAGCGTGAAGGCTACAGAGCAGGATCGATTGATTTAACTGATGAAACATCTGCCGATGCCAAACTGGAGCGTGTTCGTAGTATCCAAGCAGGATACGGACGAGTTGACTGGTTCGTTGACAACGATCCAACCACCATTGCTAAAACCCTTCATGAAGGAATTGCATCCCTCCTTGTCTCCGTACCAAGAATTGGACGACCAGAATGGGTTGAATCCAAGACAATCAGAGGATGGGACGAACTCTCCAAAGAAATTGACTCCCAAGCGCTTGCAAAAGCAGAACGAGGCTGGCATGATTGACCCTATGAATGACATTGACTTTGATACATGGTTGGAAATTGGATTAGAACAAGGATGGTGTGGACCTCCTATTTGTTATGTACATGATGGGTTGCCCATGTCGGAAAATGAATGGATCGAGGAAGAAGCCAATGGTGAGCCTCCTTGCATGCACATCATCCGTTTGTATGAAGACGAAGAACATCGACTTGAGATAGAAGAGGCTCACTCTCCATCAGTATGGAGAAAGCCCTACAATATGAGGAATCAATCTTCAGAGGAATGAGTATGTCATGCCAAGCCGTTCGCCATTTATTAATCAGGTTCGTATAGCAATAATTGTTGCTCAATCTCTTTTGCGAAAAGCAATACAAGAGAAAGACTTACCTGTAGAAGATGGCTCACAGGCTTTGGACTACTTGGACTCTTCCTTAGCGAAGATCAGACCACATGTGAAGAAACAGGAAACAGATTGAAAGTATATTTTGGTGGAGCCGAGAAAGGTTCTTACCGCTCGTTGCTACTTAGCGCAGGAGTTACACGCTTTGCTATAAACCTGACTCACTACGCAGTACCCAAGCGCAAGGTCATTGACCTGTCGGCTGTGTACCAAGGTAATGAGATCATCCTGTATGTCTCAGAGAACGATGAAGACCTATCTCGGTACGACTCTTTTGTGCGTGAGCACATTGATAGTTTAACTTATGTGATTGGTAGACCAGACTACGACGGTACATGGATGGGAGACAAGTATGTCCCCATCTGGAATGACGCTGATGACCTAGAGCGCTTGACATGGCTGTGCCAGAAGTACGGTCGAGTAGCCATTAGTGACCGAGCCATCACAGGTCGCAACATTGCTCGTATTGGGCAGATTGCTATGCGCTGGGGAACTAACCTCATTGGTCTTACATCCAAGCCAGATGTCATCGAGCGTGTTGGTTGGGAAGCAGTAGTTGTAGTTTCATGGTCTAGTGCTGTCCGTTACGGAGAGACACAGGTATGGGATGGTCACGCCCTACACAGATACCCAGCACAACAAAAGGACAGCGTTCGTAAGAGACACAGGGCAGATATACAGCGCCTTGGTGTCGACTACGATGCTGTCATCAACGACGAAGTTAACGCCGTTGCACACCTTGCTATCCAATCGTGGAGAGCATGGGAGACCAAGAATTTTGGGGGCTATGACCTTATGAATGTCGATGACGAGGAAGAGTTCACACTCGATAATGACAACTCAATCATAATGATTCCAGGGGGTAACGATAATGCCCCAAGTGTGGCACCGAGGGTACCAAACATTGTTACTGACCCCCCCAAGAGGCGGCACGCCAATGAAAAAACATTGCTACCAATTATGGGTATCGAGAACATAACCTCTATGGGCACGCAAACCGTTGATGCACAAGGGGAATCTATTGAAATTGACCCCGAACAAGTGCCTGTTTTGCGCTATAACGCTAACCCTTTACGGCAGTGCAATCATTGTTACTTGGCAAGCCGTTGTCCGCAATTTGAAGAAAATTCTGACTGTGCGTTTTCTCTGCCGATTGAGATCCGCACAAAGGATCAACTTCAGTCCGCAATGCGTGCTCTTGTAGAGATGCAAGTAGGTCGTGTGATGTTCGCTAGGTTTGCTGAAGAACTTGAAGGACAGGGTCTTGACTCGTCACTGTCTGGTGAGATCGATCGCTTGTTCAGTCTGGTAGAGCGCTTCAAGAACATCAACGACAACCGTGACCTAGTCCGCTTCGAGGTTGAAGCCCGTGGTTCCAGTGGCGTGTTGTCTCGGTTGTTTGGTTCGAAGGCTGGTGAGCAGGCACGCATGTTGCCCAATGGTGGTCTCGACCAGAACGGTGCTAACGCCATGTACGCAGACATAATTGATTTGTCTGAAGAGGGTAGTTGACAGGTATCCTTTATACGGCTAGAATCAGCCGTTAATCGAAGGAGCACTAGATGGATCATCAAGAGATGGAAGGCGCATACAATCGTGCCCTCAGCAAGAACATTAGTAAAAAAGGATATGTGCCACCAGCACCAGTAGAGGTTGACTACGCCATTGTCCAGATCTCCTCTGACAACTACATTGTTGCTCGATCACACCGCCTTGGTTCTTTGAACTACGACTTTGTCTGTGAATGCGTCACCCAATGGGAAGCACAACAAATAGTAGAGGCTCTCAACAAATGATTACCGATGTAGCAGTAGACATTGATGGAGTCTTGTTTGACTTTTCATCTGTCGTAACTAAGCACTTCTCGGAGTACTACAACAAACAGTTCTCGACCCCAACCAATTGGGAGTTCTTTGCTGAGTGGGGAATGACCGCCGACGAGTTCTATGACACTCTGGACAAGTTGACCTACGAGCGTGAGATCTTTAACGACGAAGCACCAATACCAAAGACCATGGTTGGCTGGCAGGCTCTCCGTGACCAAGGGTTGCGTATACATGTCATCACGCACAGGTCACCATCAGCGTATGGTCAGACTGTCAAATGGTTGGAGCGCTATCGCCTCATCCCTGACACGCTTCACTTCAGTGGTCAGAAAGCAGAGATCATCACAGCCATCTCACTGGATGAGTGCGCCTCAATCGATGACCACTACGAGCAGTACGCCGAGTACAAGAACTACGGCGTGCACGCTTACATGTACACACAGCATTGGAACAGAGGTTATCTGGGACGACGAGTACAGGCTCTTCCAGAGTTTGCTGAGGTCATCAGGGTGCACAACCATTACTACAACAATGAGACCAAGTACAGCATGATGGAGTTGAACAATGGCTGATAACTTCAGAACAGACATCCTAGAAGAAGCAATTGAACTTATTAATGGGGACAGGAACAACGACTACGGAGACCCACTGGATGACTTCAGCACCACAGCGTCGTTGTGGCAGACATATCTTGCTCGCACGATCACTGCAAGAGATGGTCTTAACCTTCAAGCACATGATGTAGCGATCCTTATGAGCCTTCTCAAGATCGCTCGCATGTCATGGTCTCCCAACAAGCGTGACCATTGGGCAGACCTTGCTGGTTACACAGCCTGTGGTTGGGATTGCGTAGAGCGCCAGAATGGCTAGGGTCACCATCAAAGAACTTGAAGCAGAGAATCAAAAACTTCAGGCAGAGATTGAACTATTAAAGAATCGTTTAACCGAGAGCATTGCTCTGGTACTTGATGCGCTTGACAGCGCCAACGCAACAGTCTCCCGACACCTCCACATTATGAAGGTGCAGGAGACCGATTACGAAAGCCATATGACTGACCTATGAGATCAGCGAAGGAACGGTTTAGATTGTTTAACCGACTTCGCTACTTCGACCTCATCAGCGTCAATTCGACCAACCACCAGTTCGGCTTCAAGTCGAACCTTGTCAATCTTGCGAACCGTGATGCGGTTCCACTGTGCTGTAGTGATGAGACCTTTCAAGACTTCATCGTTCCATTGGACAGTGTTGGACTGAACAAGGCTCAGTTTTCCATTGTCGGTCTCGACCTTGGTAATGCCTCCCGACTGGAAGCATGCGATGACAACTTCATCGAACGCTTTAAGACGATCGGTAAGTTCGTCAAGTTCCGCCTTCAAGCGAAGACGCTCGTCGACAAGGGTGGACAGGGACTGGGTGACCTCCGCAGAGCGGTCGGTCTTGGTGTTGATTGCCATAGTGGCAACCTTATCTGGGGCGTGTGTCATAACACAACCTCACTTTCTATTTGGAGAATGTATGTATTCAGAATGGCGTAGGCAGGCTCTTTGCCTTAAACGAAACAATGTCTTTTGGTTCCCACCAATCGATGCAGACGCTCCTGAGCAGTATTACTCAGTCGCTAGGGAGGTCTGTAAGACCTGCCCAGTGTGGGAGAGGTGCCTCAAGGACGGTATAGACGAGAAGTGGGGCATGTGGGGCGGTCTAACTCCTAAGGATCGTCAGGGAGTCACCAGCAACAAACAATCACTGCTGAAGTCCCATGGATCATGGATTAGGTACCGACAAGGGTGCTTATGTGATTTATGCGCCACAGCACACAAAGATCAATTGCTGAATGTAAATCTGAATATGTCGAGTATCCCGTACATGAATGAAGAAGTAGGAGATATATCAACTGTGATGTTTGATCTTCTCTACTGATCCCCTATAGACTGGATACAGAGACCCATACCAAGGCTTTACCCCTGAGCACCTAGTGCTCTCTTGGTGTGGGTCTCTTGTTATATCCGCCTACAGAGGAGCATTCTTTGCTGTTAGCACGCCTTGGTTTAATCGCCACACTTTCATTGTCCGCCATTGGTTTAATCAACGAACCAAATAACGCACCAAAGGAGGTAATGGTTACACCAACGGATGCACCAGTAGTTAGCCCTGCTGTAAAGCACAATGTGCATGTGATGACAATCAACACGATGCACCCTGAACTTGTCGCACAGTTGCGGTCACACAAAGGTGGCTCCATTAAATTCTGGGAAGCAGTCTCATGGTGTGAGACCAACCACGACTGGAAGAACAGTGGTTACTACGCAGGTGGACTTGGTATGGCGCAATCAGCGTGGGAAGGCTTTGGAGGCAGAGAGTTCTCACGATCACCTAAGGGAGCAACCAAAGAAGAGCAAATCATTGTTGCTAATCGTTTAGCGTTCTTTGGATTCCAAACCAAGAATGTGTTTAGAACACTTGACGACAAGTTGAACAACCGCCCGTTCTTCCGCCCCGCTATCGGATGGCGCAGTTCAAGTAACTGGGGAAAGAATTGTGTGAACTGGAAGACACGCCGACCTAATCATGTGCGCTTCACAGAGGTTGGTATGATTGAGTACATGAAGACACGACCTAAGCCATGAGCGATTCAATACGCATCTCAGACATTCTGGGCACCTCTGAAGTAGCACAGGTACTCAGTGTGAGCAAGCAACGGATTCATTCACTACGCAAGATGGTGGACTTTCCAGAACCAGTTGCTGTTCTTGCGTCGACACCATTATGGGACAAATCAGATATCATAGAGTTTCTAACGCAGTGGAGACCATGGAAGGTACTACCAGATGAAGAGCAAGAAGTATCAATGCCCTGACTGTCGTCAGTCGATCGAAGTTGGTGTTGAGTTAGTGCAACTACCTACACATACATGCCCACGGCATGCCAACAAGAACCGCACAATGCCTCTCATCGAGGACAAAGAAAAGCCCCCCACCGAATAGGTAGGGGGCTTCTTCTTTAATCAATGGAGTCGGGTATCACATGCTTGATCGTTCCATTGGTGGAAGTGAAGAAGTCAATGCCACCCCAGACACCATGCTGGATGTTATTGGACTTGGCAAAAGCAAAGCATTCCTTACGCACTGAACACTGGTCACAGTAAACTTTCGCCTCAGCGACCATGTCTACTCGCTTGTACAAGATGGTTGCAGGGTACTCAGTGAAGAACAGTGGCAGTAACTCAGGTTGACCTTTGCACTTTGCCTTATCCCTCCATCTACCGTTGTCCTCATTCAGTAGGTATGGGAGCCTCTCAAGGTTGTGGTCGATGGGGGAGTTGTCCTCCTCCCCCATCACACCACTTCTAGTCATCAGACAAACACCACTTGCTTGATGGCGTCCAACACTTGGCGGTCGCTGTCTTGTGTCTTACCAAGGACACCATTCAACTTGTTGCGCTCCGCACGGTTTGTGTCCGTACCAGCGAACCAATGGTTGTAGGTGTTCCATGCCTGAAGTACTCCCAGTGCTGTTCCAGTCCACGGAGAGACACGAGGGTCGTTCTTGTAGATGTGGTTGACCAGTTCCTGCTTGTTGTTGATACGAGCCTGAACCTGAGGGCGCACACCCACTTCGATGGATGGTGGAACCAAGCGGTCGACGATCAACTTGAACTGATTGTCAGTCACTACTTGCAATGACAGGCGCTCCAACTCAATAGTTAATTCATCGGTGTACTCATGCACCAAGGTAAGGGCATCACGCACGCTCTGGATCTTGTCGATCGAGTGCTTCGAGTGACGCACTTTGTGTGTTGGGGTGTTCTCACCAAGCGCTCCTGCAAGTGTGTTGTCACACACCACGATGGTCGAGACCAACTGGTAGGTGGTTGACAGCGTGCCGTCATGAGATGTGCAAGCCAGCAAGTGTGGGCGAATGTTGAAGCCAGATGGAGTCTTCACTGTCTCTGGCAACTCGATGGTCACATATGCCTTGCCACCACGACGGAGCAAGCCAGCAGTACCGATAGCAAGATCGGAGTCATCGATGATGTTGGCAACATTCTTGAGAAGCCATTCTTCGTACTGGTGTACTTGGTAGCCAGCCTTGAACACTGAGAACACAACGCTTGGGTCGTCACTGCGAACAATGGACTTACGGGTTGGGTCATCGATGTAGCGTGAGGTGCCGTCACCGTTAGGGAACTTGATGGCGCTTCCTGCTTCGATGGCATTCCAGAAGAAGAGGCGACGGAGCACATCGTCTACTGGGATTGCATGTGGGTAGTGGTTGTTCTCAAGACCGAGTGTTTCACGCAGTGTTGGGTTGTCATGCCATGCGTTGCCACGCCCGTAGATGGGATCGGTGTACCCGATGACTTGGTCTCTATTGAGAACTAGGTCTGTTTCTTTTGACATTGGTATGTCTCCTTTGGTTGGTTTGTTTGTGGATTGTGGTGGATTGTTCCACACCATTTAAGTTAACGGTGTGGATTAACAATCACAACTTTGATTTGATTATTTGTACTAAGCGATCGTCTGTTAAGTCACGCAGTTCGACCCAGCAGGTTGCCATATCCATAGGATCGAGCGTTTCTGCTGAGTATGCCTTTTTAGATGCCTCTGAGAAGCGTTCTAAGAGGTCTTCGCCATGGGTGTCGAAGGTTAGGTACCTGTTACAGCCACCGTTTCCGTCGTTCTCTACAGCCACCGAGGAGTTGTTATCTCCAAAGATGATTGCTGAGAACCCGACACCTGCATCTTCTACTTCCCACTCCTCTGTGATCTCCACAGAGAACTCTTTCAGTAGTTCTGGT